CAATCGTTGGTTCAGCGGACTGACAGGTTGGATGACAGATTTCCAGAACAGAGTTCCAGAGAACAATCGTTGGTTCAGCGGATTAACAGGTTGGATGACAGATTTCCAGAACAGAGTTCCAGAGAACAACCGTTGGTTCAGCGGACTGACAGGTTGGATGACAGATTTCCAGAACAGAGTTCCAGAGAACAACCGTTGGTTCAGCGGATTAACAGGTTGGATGACAGATTTCCAGAACAGAGTTCCAGAGAACAACCGTTGGTTCAGCGGACTGACAGGTTGGATGACAGATTTCCAAAATAGAGTTCCAGAGAACAATCGTTGGTTCAGCGGACTGACAGGTTGGGTAACGTCATTGGGAGACTCAATTCCAATATCCGGAAAATGGTTCAGTGGAATTCTGGGATATGTAACAGCATTAGGAGATTCAATCCCTACATCTGGAAAATGGTTCAGTGGACTGACAGGATATGTTAATCAGGTAGAAAAGCAACCCGGTTCATCACTTATTTTAAAAGGTATTCACGGAATAGTTTCAAGCATCGCAAACATTTTCACACAGAAAGCAGAAGGTGGAGCTTTTTATGGTGGAAGATGGCATGATATACCACAGTTTAGCGGTGGAGGAGTTATTACAAAAGACTTCATGTCAAGTTTTAAGACCATCCCACAATATGCAGGTGGTACTGTAAATGCAGGTTCAATGTTTATTGCAGGAGAGGCTGGACCAGAACTTGTAGGTCATGTAGGCGGCAGGACAGAAGTACTCAACGAATCGCAGCTTGCAAGCGTGATGCAAAGTGCAGTAGCAGAAGGAATGCAAGTTGCAATGTCACAAATGGGTGGCAGCGGAAATGTAACCGTCAATGTCACACTTCAAGGCGATGCAAGGCGCATTTTTGAAGTAGTGAAGAACGAGAATAATTCACGTGTTATGCAGACTGGCAAGGCGCAACTTTTAACGTAAAGGAGGGAAACAATGCAATGGATGGTCCGGTAAAAACTGTAATCATAAGTGGATTGGAGCTGAAAGCTAAAGATCTGACGATAACAGATAACATCATCTGGAGCCGCAATACAGGGCGAGTTGCGTCTGGCGATATGGAAGGTGACATCAAAGCAAAGAAAATTAAGTTAAATCTTACGCTGGCGCCTTTGGATGATGAAGAAGCAGCAGCTTTTGCTGCTGCAATAGAACCACCATTTTTTCCGATCACTTTCCGAAATCCGAAGTCTGGGAAAACAGAAACGCGTAAATTTTATGTTGGAACGCCAACATATCCGGTGTATTCATACGCCGATATACTGCCCAGATATGTTGGTGTTGCCGCAAATTTTATTGAAAAATGAGGTGTCAAAATGAAGATGTCAAATAGAACACTGGTAAAGACAATCAATGGACTTTTATCGTTTAAAAACAATGGTGTAAGGAAGCCAATTAAGGCGATTTATGCAATCAACCGTAATATTGAAACACTGGATAAGGCTGCAATTCCTTTCCAAGAATCAAGAAATGAATTGATTGAAAAGTACTGCGATAAAAAGAAAAATGGTGACATTGTACCTAAAAAGGGAATGGAGCAAAACCTAGAATCAGAGTTGGGTGAATTACTGGATGGAATTGAAGTTGACGTAGACATTTACAAGATTCCAATTAGTGTGGTTGAGAATATAGAAGCATCAGAGCTTGAATTTGAAGCAATTAGCATGATGCTAGAGGAAAGTGAGGCGGAAAAAGCATTACATATGATTACACGGTGAAACGAGACGGACAGTTTTATAAGCCTGGTCAAGATGTGCCAGATATGGGTACATTAGTGTGTACGTCTGTGCAAGGCAATATACGTAGTTATGAGGGACTTGCAAAAGATGTAGGCAAGCTTCCTACGTATGTTGCGACAGGCAGCTCTTTTCTGGCAAGTGATACTGGCGATTACTATAAATTTGAAAAGTCAACGGCAACTTGGAACAAGATTTAAGGAGTAAATATGAAACCAGAAGACGTCATTGGTATTTTAAATCGTAAGGTTCAGAACGCAACTGTAACGGAAGATCAAATTGATGCAGCTGTTGAAAAGTATCATAAGACTCATCCGTTGGAAACTGACAAAACACTCACTGTTCCTGGTGCTTTTGCAGATGCAAAGGCGGTTGGAGATGGATTGAGCAAAAAAGTAGCAGGAAAAGGAATAACTTTGTACTATGACACAGAAAAACAGTGCGCAGCCATTAAATTTGATGAACAAGGCTAGGTGATCATTATGGGATTATGGACGGAATATAAGAAAAAAACGGCTGTAAAATCCACAGATACCTTCCTTGTGTATGACAGCGCAGAAGGCGTAATGCAGGTTGATGGATCAAATGTAAAAGAATCCTTTAGAGATGCTACAGATACCACATTGTCACAAGCAGACACGCCAGCCGATGCAAAAGCAGTTGGGGATAGATTCGCAAAGGTTGAAAAGAAGAATGTAGAACAGGACACAGCGTTAAAAACAAAGGCCGATGGTACTGGCATAGAATTTTTCTTCGACTCAGCCAAAGGGTGCTTGGCTGCAAGGATAACAAAGTAGAGGAGGAAGGTGTATGGCTGACAAAATAATATATCTTGCAAATTGGGAAGATGTGGAAGAATTAAAGGCTGCATCAAAAACTCAAGAGACTAATATAGCGGATTTAACAAAGGAACTTGCAAAGAAAGCAAATGGTCAGGGAATCACTTTGAGTATAAATGAAAGTGGTGGACTGAGAGTAATGTATGACGATGGAAAGTGAGGATAAAAAATGGCAGCAGTGGCAGTAGATGTGGCAATGGAGTCAACATCACAAGAGATTTTAAATCTTTTAAAAACAGTAAAAACACTAGTAACAGATGTTTCGAAGTTTGACTGGAAGAATTTCTGGGAACAAACAGCAACAGACGAGGTATTTTCAACAAAATTTTATTATTACGAAACCAGCACCAGCCCAAGCGGTGAAAAGATGAATGCATCAGTTGGGTTAACAGCTGTGCCTTCAACGGAAACTGTAAAGGGGCAGGATGATTTTGCAAATCATAGTGCTTTTCAGACAATTGATTGTAATTTTGTAATTGACGAGCAGGAGAATAAGACCCCAGTAGCAATTAAAGGCGGTAATGGATATTCTGACATTGGAAAAGTAGATGTTGGAGTTATGGTTCCTTTAACTTATTGGGGCATTCAGAAATTTGACACATATTATATTGTACATTTTGCAACGAAGCCGCATCCTGAATTGGAGTGCACAACAGTTACACCATGGTGCAATAAAGAACTCGGTTATGGTATTTTGACAAAATACTATGCAGGACAAATTGATGGAATTTTATATTCATCATCTGGAAATGCAATTTATAACTTTGTTTCAGCCCAGTCTGGAAATACTGAGCTGCAGAAGAAAGGAACAGGATATCATGGCTCTGGATCAGAGCGAACGGCATATCTGCTGTGTATGCTATGGATGAAGTATGCAACAAAAAATAGTCAGAAAGTCTTTCAAGGATGCACTGGATTTAATATACAGACTAAGGTTGCACAAACTGGGGAAAATGTTAACTATGTTGTAATTCCAACAGCGCAGGCAAATAGCTTTTATGTTGGCACGACAGTATCCATCGGAGATGCAACTGGTCACACAGACAATCTGGATCGTGGACAGGCATACATGCGAAATATCGCAGATAAAGTCAAAATAACAGCTATCGAAGCAATATCTGGAACAGATAACAGTAGAGTATATGTTGGCAAGCAAAATATGACAATTACAGAAGATACATATATATCATCAATGCCATTGCATGCAGGGCAAACTGACAAAGTGCTTGGAGTGGATGGATATGTCAAGAACGATGGCAAACATGCATTCAAACTTGGCGGTATTGAAGATATGGTTGGTGCATATTATATCTCAATGAACGAGTTGTGGAACAAGACTACAGCAACAACAGCTGACTACTACGTTAGAGGAACTGCTGCATGGTCAAGCACTGCCACGAACTGGACAAAAATCGCAACTGTAGATCTTGAAACAACTGATGATTTTTGGATTGGCGACATTGATATAGACTTGTCTGCAGGTGTTATATGGTTCAAGAGCAAGGGTTCAGGAGATTCGGTCGGTGTTGGCGACAGACAATATAATGGTGGTGATGGAACAGGTTGGCGCGAAGCGCTAAGGCGCGGCTCTCTCGGGGGCGGGTCGGCTGCCGGTTTCTCCTTCGCGAATCTCTGGGGCGTCGTGGCGAATGCGTTCTGGTACTGCGCTCTCTGCGTTTAATTCCGAACCTTTTAGGGGTGAATTTTGCGTAAGCAAAAGAGGGGGCTGCCCCTCTAAATAGTATACAGAAATAATTTTAAAATAGGACTTGTCACACACGGGCGCGGCAATCTCAGGAACAGGTCGAATGCCGGATTCTCCTACGCGAATCTCAGGAACGACGTGACGAATGCGAACTGGAACTACGCTCTCTGCTTTTATATGTCTGACGGGACAAAATAGTACGTTGGTACTTAGTGTGGCATTTCGCGGATGTAATTCCGTTGTTGTGTAAGCAGCACTTAAATAGGCAACAAAAAGGGAATCGGAACGCCGACGGGCATTCCGATAACTTATGTGAAAGACATAGGTTGGGGCTAGTAGACATCCGAACGTCCCTCGGAATTTAAACGATATTTACAAAAAAAGGATAAAAAAATACTTGAAACGTTGTTGTAAAAGAATAGATATAACTAACAGAATATTGGTTGAACGAGCAGTAAGAGATTGCATAAGTGGAAAGATGAACCGAGGGGGCACTATAAGAATGTTCTCAGAGTACTCAAAGTTGCCATGTGAAATCATAAAAAAGATCTGCAAAGAACACTTCATGATGGAAGGATTGATCAATACTGTTATAGATGGTATACAACAAGAGATTATCGAAAAGAAATATATTGTAAAGCCAATTCGTTATAGATACCAAGTTGATAAGTGTAACGGAAAGGTTAGAAAGATAGGAATACAAGATGTAAAGCAACAGATATACGACTATATAGCTGTATATGCAATGGAAGAATTATTCCGAAAGAAAATAGGCTTTTACCAATGTGGAGCATTAAAGAACAAGGGATGCGAATTTGGCGCAAAAGCGATTAAGAAATGGGTAGACAACCATGATATAAGATGGGGATGGCAAGCAGATATCAGGCATTATTACGAAACCATACCTAAAGGTAAATTAAAAGAACTACTAAGGCGAGATGTAGATAACGACAATGTTATACATCTCGTTTTCTTCTTAATTGATTCATTTGAGGGTGGATTATCAATCGGTTCATACCTTAGCCAATATCTTGCGAATTACTACATGTCATATGCATGTCATTATGTTAATGAGCAGGTATGCAAATTAAGAAAACATAGGAACGGAGCTGCTAATCGTGTCAATCTTGTATCTCATGCTTTGTTTCAAATGGACGATATACTAATCGTTTCGAAAAGCTTGAAGGATTTAAAAATGGCAGTAAAAAGATTTTCAAGTTATGTTTCAGATTTTTTAGGGCTAGAAATTAAGGAAACATCAAAATTGATTGATCTGAGTGTTACATACATTGATATTTTAGGAAGAAAAATATCAAGAAGAAGTCTTACTGTACGCTCATCAAATTTTTTGAGATTTAGAAGGACTGCAAAGAAGGTAAGAAAAAGAGTCCACCAAAAGAAAGAAGTGCCACTATCATTGGCTAAAAGCTATATCGGGCGTTATGGAGCTATTAAACATTCAAACACACAACGTTTTCAACAAAAGTATCATGTCTCGGAAGATATAAAGAGATGTAAAGAAATTGTATCCACTCATGAGAGGAGATTAAACAATTATGGAAAAGATGAGATTTACGCTGCCGCAGTTAAGTGCAGCATTCTATCCGCTTGAAAAGGGAATGGATGTAGTCATTTGTACAGATGAGCAGAAGATTACGATTGATGGTCCAGAAAACGGCAGCGAGACGATGTATGAGTATGATGGCAATATATTCAGGACATTTAAGTTGTCACAAGAGGAGATTATTCAGGCCCCAGAGCAATATCTTGATTACGAAGGCGATACAGAGCCAAGCGAAGAAATGACAAGATACGCAACAGAAATGATAGATGCATATACCTTGCAGCTGATCGAGGAAGGAGTACTGGCATGAGAAGTTTGGTAGAGAGTTTAAAAAGACTGTACAAAAGTGGAAAAGTGTCGGCAGAAAAGATTAAAGGAATGAAGATTCTCACAGAAGAAGAAAAAAGATACATCCTCGGAGAATAAAAAATAAAGCAAATATCTAGCACGGAGTATACCGTGCTAGAGAAAGGAAATCGTCATGTATCAGGTATCAGAAGCATTAGATAAAGTTATATCAGGCAGTGGAAGAACGTTCTACGCAAGGCTAAACGGAATATCAGAAGGAATCCAAGAGATAGTGCAAACAAATTTTTCAACTCCTGATAGCTATTTTTATGTGGGTGGAGCTACAGCTTCCAAAATAGAAGTATCTATGTTTACAAAGTCGCAAGATTTTGTAAAAGGTACGGAAGTAAGACTTGAAATCGGAGCAACAGCTGATGGCACTATAGAATGGATACCAATGGGGTATTTTACAATAAAAGAGCAAAAAAAAGACCGAAATCTGCTTACTTTTACAGCATATGATAGGCTAGAGTCAAAGTTAGCTAAAGCGTATAAAAGCAAAATCACAAGCTATCCAGTAGAAAGTAAAGAATTTTTAACTGATATAAGCGAACAGACAGGTGTTGAGTTTGACACAAGCAAATTATCTGATAATCTGATTATAGATAAAATATTGACGGTTAACGACCAGTCGGGAGAAAAAGCATACAAAGAGCCGTTTGACGGTTTTACGATGCAACAGGTGGTTGGATACATCGCACAACTCCATGGTACATTTGCTATATGCGATAGAAACGGAAAAGTAACGTTTAGATGGTATGAAGCGTTAACAACTGACTATCCAGGGAAAATAGGTGATGCAGCAGGTGACTATTTAAAAGATCAGAACCTATCGTTCATTTATAATACAATTGAATTTTTAAAAGAATCACACACGTATCTGATTAAGACCAATAGATATTTTGATGATCTACTACAATCAGAAACGATGTGCCAAATTTCAGGCATCAGCTGTGATACAGAAAACAATCATTATGAATCAGGAACAAATATAAATACAAATTTAAGCAATCCAGTAATGACACAGGAATGGCTCGATAAAATCCTTGAAAAAATAAAGGATACGAGGTATTATCCAGTGTCATTTTCGTTTATGGGAGATCCGAGACTTGACGTAGGTGATGTCGTTACAATAGTTGATGCTAAAAATAATCTTATAGATGTTCCAGTGATGCAGCACACCATTACATTTGATGGTGGCTTACTGTCGGAAGTGGCATCTTATGGATTTGAAGAAAAAGAGGTGAAAAGTCCATCTGAAATAGCGTTGCAACGAGTTAAAGATGACATTCTCAGCCTTCAAGAAATTACGGCAAAAAAAGCCACATTCAATCAATTAAACGCTATAGATGCAAAGATCACCAACTTGCAGGCAAGCACAATCACGGTAAATGATGCAAATATATTATTTGCCAGACTTGATAAAGCAAATATTCAGCAGGGTTGGATAACAAGTGTAATGATTGGTGATGCGCAAATTACCAATGCAAAAATTCAGGATATGTCTGCTGATAAAATAACAGCAGGCGTTATAGATGCCTCAGAGGTCTCTATCATCAATTTAGATGCTACCAGTATCACCACAGGCACTATTACTGGACTAGATGCATTTTTTAATAAAACCTTTAAGGTAATTAGTCCAACGTCAGATACAGAGGAATTTATAATTAGTGCAACGCCAGAAAGTGTTATGATCGGTACGAGAATGAAATCTGGTGAACTATATCTGCAAAAAGCAATGATAAGCATTGGTGATGAAGATATGGCTATAATAACAAAAGGCTATTTACGTTTAACTGGTTCGCAACACCTAAGCCTTACATCAGCGAATGATATAGTGTTATTCCCTGGCGTGTCAAATGATGATAAAAATGTATACATTAACGATGGCTCGACCAACAACGCAATATTGCATGTTGGAAACTTTGAAAATTTAATAACAACAGTTGAAAATTCCAGAAACTCAAAAAAATTGAGCGGAATGGAAATAGTTGATTCCTCAAAGAATATTTCGAACGCAATTCCGTGGATTGACCAGACTGGTGTGATGGAGATTGGAAAATATTTGGATTTTCACGAGTGGAACGCAGATAATACTGATTTTAGCGCTAGGTTGGAAGTTTTTGAAAAATCGTTAAGAATAACCGCAGGGATAACTACTGCGCTAGACCTTAATGGAGTTGGGAATGCATCATATATAAAATTTAGTGGAAGTGGAACAACGCTGGGATGGATTGGCTTAAACAGGAAAGATGGATCACTGATGTTGTACGACAGCAGTGAAAAAGAATATCGCATATTAGACGAGACATCTATATCGTTTGGAACAGCAGAGCCGATTAGCAATGGAAGAAAAGGCGATATCTATGTTCAGACATCTGATAGTGGAAATGGATGGAAAAAAGCTGTTGCAATTTATTATTATTCCAACTGAAATGATAGGGAACACCCTATCATTTCAAATTATTAAGATAAGAATCTTTTCTCTCGCAAACAGATTGCTTTGCTTGCTGTATTGATTCTTCTAAATGTTTCAAGTCAGGCTCTATAAAAGCGTCTTTAACCTCGCCACGTGCCTGCCGAATCAGAAAATTGTCGAGATATGCTTGAGCTGACGTTATACGGTCAGCAAGCGGCAACTTGTTTAATGCCGTAAGCATATCAAGTTGTGCGTGCCAATCAGACCCAGTATCGCAAAAGACATTGTAATACAGACGTTTCAGATACGCAGCATCTTCATGCTTTAAGTATTCCTGCAGAGCGGACAGCGTCTCACTATCTTTTTTAGGGCGATAAATACGCTCGTATTTGTTAGGATCATAGATAGCCATAAGACATTTTTCTGCATCGACACCACATCTGTCAAACCACTCTAGCAGCGCTGGAAAGTCTGGCGCACCAAGACCATTCTCCCAGTTTTTTATTGTTCCTACGCTCTTTCCAAGTGCTTTTGCCAAATCCATTTGTGACAATCCTGCATTTTTGCGCACATAAATTATAACTTTTATAAGTCGTTCAGTATCAGCTACTCGATTTCTCATGTCAAAAACCACCCTTCATATTCGTTCAAAATGTCATTTTTACAATAAATTGTACTTTAGCAAAAACAAAAAGTATAATTTATTGGCTACATCAAACAAAAGGTAAAGTCAAAGTTTTCTGGCACTTGAAAGTTTGGGAAATAGCCAAAAAACTTTGACCGAAAAAAATGTGAACAAAGTCAATACAATTGTAGTCACCAGTGCTATCATCTATACCATAGCAGAAAAGAGAAAGGAGGCTACTAATGATGACAGTTTACAACTGCAAAGTAACAGAGTCAATGGTTAATTTTGCCATTATTCATGGCAAATTACTAGACAATTTTACAACATTAGACTGCTTGGAGAGTGGCGAAGCAAGAATTATTACACCGGTGACGGCAAAAGGCATGTACAGCAGTACTTTCTGGCCCGTGAAATCAAAGTAGAAAGTGGGGAACATCGAAACCAAATTACATTGACTGGGTATTTATGCAGCAAGCCGATATATCGCACAACACCATTAAAAAAGGAGTTATGTGAGCTTATAGTTGCTGTAAATCGTTCATATGGCAAGAGTGATTATTTGCATTGTATTGCTTGGAATCAGCTTGCTCGAAAGGCATCAAATTTAAAGGTTGGAGACAAAATTAGACTGTCTGGAAGAATCCAGAGCAGAACTTATATCAAAAGAGAGCATGAAACAGAAATGGTTAAAGTTGCATACGAAATTTCTGTGGATACAATTGCAAAGGAAAGGTGATTATATGTGTGATGTGGTTAGACGTTTTTTAGATAGTATTGCAGAGCTAAAAGGCAACGAATATGTAAAAAGAGCGATTACATATATGTCCACGTTCATTCCAGAAGGAAAACGTAACGAAATGGAATTGCTTGATTTCTTATATCAGTTAACAGACAGAGACGATGTAAAGGAATATCGCTGTGAGCTGATCGCGCAGACAATGACGAGAGAATAGAAGAAAGAGAGGACAATGAATGGTAGAAAGCAGAACTGAAAAGGAGATTGATGCAGATGTTGAAGAAGCAATGAAACGGTATTATATGAAGAAGATAAAAGAAAAGTTAAAAACAGAAGACAGGCTTTCAAAGCTGAAGATCGTTTATTACATATTAGTTAGAGAATAAAGGAATGGGAACCCGTGATTAGGTTCCCGTTCTTCTTATTTTTCTGCGTTTTTAATTTTTACATTATGCAGCGCATCTTTAGATTGCTCTAAAAGTTTAGAACCATTTTTCCAGGCATAAGATATCTCGATAGACTCGTCCCAACCGCTAAATGAAGAATCAAACGTATCAGCTATTTCATCATGAACGGAAATAATATAATTATCATTTTCCCAAATCAAATATTGCATATCCGTGTTATTTGAACTCTTTTCGATTGTATAATTTTGTGAAGGCTCCCCACATACTTTTCTGAACTTTTCTGCAAATTCTGCAAGTGTTCCTAACGAACCTTCAACTCTATAATTAACTCCATAAAGAAGCGCTTTTTCACTGTCGTAATCAATATATCCATCGTCTGTGGTTTCGAAGACAAAATACATAACAAGATCAATTAGATCGTGGCCTTCAAACTCAAAACTGTAGTTCGAATCACGTAACAAAAGTTTATTTGATGAAGCACGTAAAGTAACTTTACTAGAAGAGTCACTAGTAACTTTGTTGAATCCCTTGATAATACTATCTGGACTCATTTCTTCATATGTTATTCCGCTTAGCTCTAAATCAGGAAGCATCTGCTTTACAGAAGCAAAATCAGCTCCCCAAGGAATGTTATCGAATGATATCTCCCAACTTTGAGAATCGTCGCTTGTGCCTGACGTGATTTCACTTTCTGCTGAGATAGTACAGTCCTGTGAATTAGCCTTTGCAGTTGAGTCACCAGAACACGCTGACAGCATAAATGTTTGCAAAGCGATACACCCACATAAAGTTGTAAATATAATCTGTTTCTTCATATTTCAATCTCCTTTAACGATTTGGATTAAGATTATATAAACAGTATAGACAACAGCAGAAAAAATATCAACAAGAAGATACATATTTTGCAATAAAACAAGCAATGGGCATCCATTTCTGGATGCCCACCATTTGGCTTACTCAGGATTGCTTTTCACTTTTGGTGCCTGGTGGAAAGATGATATCTTTTCCTGCAAGAAGAGTATCAAGCACTTGTTCCAATTTCTCCCAGTCTGAATCCTTCATTTGCGCAAGATAAAGGATTAGACGTTTTTTGAAATTTTCATCGCCTGTTATTGCAAGCGTGCTAAGAAATGACTCAATCTCTTCTGATGGTGTAATGTCATTAAACATATTGCCTTCTCCAGTAAGGAGCCAAGTTTCATTGACAGCATATTCCTTGCAAATGTTTGTGATAACAGGATTTGAAGGAACAATTCTTCCACTTTCATATTGAGCTATCGTATTACGCGCAACACCAATTTTAGAGCCAAATTCCTCTTGCGTCATTCCAAGCTCCTGCCTTAATAATTTAAATCTTGTTTTCATTGCATTTTTCGCCTCCTTTCACTTTGCATTGTACCACATAGCAATAAAGAAGTCAAATAAAAAAGTCTGTAAAACAACAAAAAATATAACAAAAACAACAAAAAAAGTCTTGACAATGTAATGTTAAAGACGTATACTGTTCTCAGAAACAACAAAAAGCACATTGAAAACTAAACAGAAAGGAGTCGAAACATGGAACTCTTGAGAATTAACTACGAGTCAGAGCAGCCGACTGTATCGGCAAGAGAACTACATGAGGGATTGGGTATCAATACAAAGTTTTCTACATGGTTTCCACGTATGTGTGAATATGGTTTTGAGCCAGAAAGAGATTTCAAAAAGTGCTACCCAAATTTGGGTAGCGGTTCCAATGGAGGTCAAAATGCAACTGACTATCAAATCTCCATCGACATGGCAAAGCAGATCTGTATGATTCAGCGCACTGACAAGGGCAAGCAGTACCGCCAGTACTTCATTGATCTCGAAAAGGCATGGAATACACCAGAACAGGTGATGGCAAGAGCCTTAAAGATTGCCAACAACGAGATTGATAAACTCAAGGCAGATAACAAGGTACTGATTGCAGACACAGAGCGCATGAAGCCAAAAGAAATCTTTGCGGATGCAGTGGAGTCTAGCAGGACCTCGATCCTGATTGGAGACATGGCAAAACTGATTTGCCAGAATGGCCATGAGATCGGGCAAAACAGACTCTTTGAGTGGATGCGTCAAAATGACTACCTAATTAAATGTGGCGGTAGTAAAAACATGCCGACACAGAAGGCGATGGAACAGAAACTCTTTGAAGTTAAGGAGCGTACCGTTGTGAATCCGGACGGAAGTGTCAGAATCACAAGAACAACGCTTGTAACTGGAAAAGGGCAAATCCACTTTATCAACAAGTTCGCCAGGATGAAGGCAGAAATGATAGCAGAAATTACATAAGAGAGGAACAAACAATGTTTGACATTAACAAGTTTGTAGTACTTAAAGATTGCATGTACTACGAGGGAATGCATAAGTATTACATATTCCAGTTTGATAGTGCATACACACTACTTGCTGACACAAACAGAGCAATCTTGTACAGAGCAGAAAGCTTTGCTGACATGATTAGCTACATTGAAAGAACGGAAACATGTAGAAAGGAGGTGCAGGCGTGATGACAGATAAAAAGGAAAAGCCTAAGACATACCGTTTTTTGACAGAGCAGAAAAAGCGCATTTTGAAGAAGCTGAGTGAAGTGACAAATAGCTACTCCAGTATCCAGAATAACTATTTGCTCGGCTTGATAGAGAACATGGCCACAACAACATCGTAAGCAAAAAAGAAAAGCTGCAAATACAAATTAAGAGAGGTGATAAAAGATGTTCTGGATGACTAAAAAGATGCCAGATAAGACCGCAGGCTATCTGCTGTGCACAATCAGATGGGGCGAGACTAGACTTACCCATGAGTATTATTGGGGACCAGACCCAAAGGGTAGATTTAGATGGTGGGTTTCGAAAGAAGCTTGCCAGGCGAATTTGCCAGACGGTGGATTTGAAGATTCTGGCTATGAAATCGTGGCTTGGGCTAGAATGCCTGAGCCATACAGAAAGGAAATGTATGAATCTAAGAGAAATAATATTGCCGCGTTTGAGCGGAGAAATGAGCAAAGACACGGAGCTGCTGAAAGAAACAGCAAAGCAGGGCGACATTGTTGTGCTGAATGTAAAAATGCCAGATGGAACACCAACAACAGTAAGTGCGGCGATTAAAGCGAAGTACCCACACGTGGTACATATGCAGTATCAAACCGCAAGGGGATATACCGTAAACACATCGTTTGCTTGGAAGAAGCTGTTAATGATAATGCTAAATCCAAACAGTATTGAAGATAATGAAGAAGGAGAGTGATCAACAATTTTTATTTACCATGGGGAAAGCAAAAAACAATTGCTTGAAACAGCAACACGGCTGCTTCCATGTTTAACAGAAGAACAGCTTGCCTACATTATTGGAATGGAGCAGGCAGAGGAATATAAAGAAAAGGAAGGAGCGAAAGAAAATGATAAATCTGTACTTTGATGCGGAATTTACAGGGTTGCATAAAGACACAACCCTAATAAGTATTGGAATTGTATCTGCAAGCGGTGAATCCTTTTACGCAGAATTTAATGATTTTGCTGACTATCAGGTTTCACCCTGGATCAAGGAGAACGTACTAGCAAATACAGTGGTAAAGGGTGAGAACAAGGAGCTTGCAGAGCTGCTAGACAAGGAAAACACCGTATTTGTGGTTGGCAGCAAATATGAGGTACGAGAATCACTTCTCGGATGGCTTGAGCATTTTGAAAGCGATATTCAATTTGTGTCAGATGTATCTCATTACGATTTTGTTTTACTGGTTGATCTTCTGGCAAGTTCCGCATTAGAGCTTCCTAATTACATATCAGCAAGTTGTCACGACATCAATCAGGATATTGCAAGAGTGCTAAGAATTTCTGAAAAGGAAGCGTTTGATTTATCACGCGAACAACTCTTAACAAAGCTGGGAAAGCCACTTCCCAAAGGGGTAAAACACAATGCGTTGTATGATGCCAAGATCATTCAGGCGATTTATCGCCAGCTCCAATAAGCCTATGAAGCTAACAGAGGAGCAGCGGTTAGAGCTGATTGGACATATCTGTAGAAGAGTGGATGCAATAGCGCCAAGGTCTGGAAGGACGGCAACAGAAATTAAAAGAGCTAGGCAGAAAGCCATGAAAGGGTTGATCCAGAGCTTTTCAGACGAATTTGGTGTGAGAGCAGAACGCTTATGGAAACAAAATGAAACATTGAAATTTAGAGGATGCAGTTTGTATGACTTACACGAGTTTATAGATTGCTACAATCCACCAGAGAAGAAAAGAAAGGAGAGAGCAAATGGTTGTAGTGAACAGCGGAGAAAGTTACCTCGGCGCAGAAATCCGCGAATGGTGCAGCCGCTGCAAGGAGCAGGATGCGGTAATGGTAAATACAAAGTATTACAGCGGTTTCAGAGAACCGAATGATGGAGCGTTCTACTTTGTTGAGAAAGATGGAGAAAACATTTCAAAATATAGAGTTGTGCGTGATTTGGTCAAGTCACCGCGGCTGTAGAAAGGAGACAGATGAGTAAAGAACTTGAAGCTGCAAGAGCATTGGTAAAAATGCTTGAAGAAAGAGAGCAGAGTAACAAGGTTAAACTGGAAAGTTTAAAAGCCGGAGAAACATTTTGTATTGGAGAGAATGATTATATTGTCCTCGAACAGCACGAAGGAAAAACCAAAGCTATCTCGAAGGATTTTATAGCAAAACATAAAAAATTTGCAGATGATACAGCAGATTACGAAACATCTGAACTTAGAAAATACACCGAAGCTGAAATTCAGCCGACTATTGAGGAAGAAGTAGGAGCCGAGAACCTAGTAGAACACACCGTAAGTTTAACAACGGTAGATGGACAAGACGACTACGGAGAGTTAACATGCAAGGTTCGCCCACTCACTTTTGATGAGGCCAGAAAGTATAACAACTTAATTGTTAATAATGATTTGGATGATTGGTGGTGGACTTGTACAGCATGGACTAGTCCAAACCGTGAATACAATCGTTCAATCACCGTTGTTCTTCCGTCCGGCAACATCAACGGCTGCAATTGCTGCAACGGCTGCCTCAGTGTTCGCCCAGTTTGTATCTTAAAATCTAACATCTTTGTATCGAAAGGAAAATAAATGGCTGAATTAACATTAGAAGCGTTGCAACAACAGTTCAATGATCTAAAGAAAAGAGTAAGCATCTTAGAAGGCAATTCAAAAAGAAAAATTGATGTTGAGCCTAAAGCAGGCAATCAGTTCAAACTTGCAGGGCTAAAATGGAAAATCCTTGATGTTCTTGATTCAGGCTGTATGTGCCTTGCAGAAAAATCAGAGTTGACGAGATTTGATCCAGACACAAATGACTGGAGAATCAGTGAACTGCGTCGGCATTTGAATAGTGATCTCCTTGAAAAAATAGAAAATGAAATTGGAGAGGAGAATGTTATTAAATTTGAGAGGGATTTACTGTCTGTTGATGGACAGAATCAATACAGAGCATGTAAAGACAAGGTTTCGCTGCTTACTCTTGACGAGTACAGAAAATACAGAAGTCTGATCCCAAACGAAGGGTATTGCTGGTGGTTACTTACTCCATGGAGTACGCCATGCAACGAATATTATATGTGGACTGCCGTTGTTCTTTCGTCTGGCTACGTCGACATCTACGGTTGCTACGGCAGGTGCGGCGTTCGTCCAGTTTGTATCTTTTCTCCATCAATCTTTGCAAAAGAAATTAAACAGTAAAAATTATTAAAAGGAGAAAGCTAATGAGTAATTATGTAAAAGCCCGATACGAGGGCAGTAAAAGAAGCTATTGCTTTGCAGCAGAGGAAGATTTAAAGCCTGGAGACGAAGCGGTAACTCCAAACGGCACAAAAGTCACAATAGTAGATGAGCCAGTAGACCTTTCATGGATAGAAGCCTATGGAAGAAACAATATCAAGACACTTAAAAGAGTGCCAGAAAACAATGAAATTGAACAAGGAGAATAATTATGAGTGAGAGATTTGAGATATGTGTTGGAGAACGTATAAGAATGATTGCTATTAAAGACAATCAAACCAAAGAAATGGGATTGAGACTTTTCAAAAGTAGAGATGACCTTAGTTTTTTGGAAGCACTCAGAGACGCTGCGCAGGAATTACTAGATGTATTAAAGGCTGACAAGAATAATGACACAGACAGTGCAGAGGACACAGAGCCGGAGCAGGAAGAGAAAAAGCAGCCAGTTCCTTACAATGGCATATTCGAAGTTGTAAAAGGCGATGACAAGCTTTTCCCGACAGGGTTGAAGTTTAAAGTGGTACAAGGCAAAATATCATATTTTTCAGGCGATTTAGCAAAAGACGCTATCGCACTCGTGATGTTTAGCAGTTTTACACTTAAATCATTTAAGGAATTGAGTGAGTTATTAAACAAGATACATATCAAGGTTAAGGAAGTCAAGGAGGGCAAGGAATAATGGCAGATACAGCAATTGTAGAGAGTGGAAAGCAGGCTGTGCAGCAGTCAACAAAGAGAGTAACCGATTATAGTCTTGGAATTTTTGGAACAAGTGACAATTTCATTATGGCTATGCAGATGGCAAAGGCATTGGCTGAATCTACAATCGTTCCGGCTATATACCAGAAGAATCCATCCAACTGTTTAATCGCCATCGAAATGGCGCAACGAATGGGTGCGAGCGCAATGATGGTTATGCAGAATTTATATCCTATTCAGGGTAGACCGTCTTGGAGCTCACAGTTCCTTATTGCAAGAATTAACAACAGCCACAAATTCGACATGGAGCTACAGTACGAGGAAACAAAAGACAAAGACGGAAAGCCTTTTTCTTGTACCGCCTGGACTACCAAAGACGGCAGACGAGTTGATGGTATGACAGTTGACATGCAAATGGCAAAGGATGAAGGATGGATTGCAAAGAACGGTAGTAAGTGGAAAACAATGCCACAGCTCATGCTTAGATATCGTGCTGCTTCATTTTTTTCAAGACTTAATTGTCCAGAAGTTGCAATGGGACTTTATACAAAAGAGGAAGCAGAGGACAATGATTTTGAAGAAAATACAAGTGAAAGTTTGCAGGAACAGATGGAGAAAGATATTTCAGAAAACGCAAATTCGCAGGTATTTGAAGAACCAAATGAGCAGAATAAGGAAGCAAACAAAGATGCTTTGCCACCTTTTATGTCTGCCTGATCAGGAGATAGCCTATGGATGAAATTAAATGGAGAATAGAAGGGATTTTCAAAGCCAATGCCGCAAAGTGTTTGGATGAAATCGGAAGAGATACAGAGATAACACCAGAACAAGTACTTGAGAAAGCAAGAGACGAACAGTCAGAGCTTCATAAGTGCTTTGAATGGAACGATAGCATAGCGGCAGAGAAATATCGCTTACAGCAGGCAAGACAGCTTATTCAGTTCTTTGTAGTTATCCCAAAGCAGGACAATAAACCACCTATTAGACACTTCCAGATCACAAGTCAGAGAAATGTGTATATGCCAACAACGCATTTTGCAACACAACCTGACGAGTATCAGAAGTTGCTGCAGAGGGCTTACGCAGAGCTGAGAAGTTTTCAAAATCGGTATAAGTCGCTTTCTGAGTTAGAGAGTGTCTTTGAAGAAATCGACAAGATAGCCGTCTAAACAATTTCAATGCTTAATTCGAGTGTTCTATGGATGGTGTAACGGTATGCACCATCTGAGAAAAGAAATGGCTCATATGTCAAAAACATAACAGCGCAGGACAGAACATAACACGACACAACAGCACAAAACATTGCGCCACTCACAGAGCATTCGAGTTAAACAAATTTTATGGGCTAACACGAGGTAGTAAGTAAATTGGTGTCCTATCGCCACAACGGGGGAGAAAGAGGTTTAATATGAGAATTTTATGGGTAAGCAGACACACAATGACACAGGCACAGGAGGCAGACCTTCGCCGCATTTATGGTGAGGTTGAGGTAAAGCAGTTTGCGGACAGCGTTACATCTGCAAAACAGGTAGTAGAATTAGGCAGTGATTGTGACGTTCTCGCTGTAGTCCTTCCTCCAGCATTCTTAGCGGATCTCACAAATCCGCGTGTAAATCAGAAACCCGTGATTCGAGCAATCGCCAACCGCGTGGCAACTGGAAAGACAGTAGTAAACCCGGCAACAGGAAAGGAGGAACCAGAAATGAAGTTTGAACACGTTGCTTGGGAACGCGTCATCAAGGTTGATATTATAACTGAGAAGTTATAAAAATCTCAGCCCAGCAAGGCAAAACAAACTTTACGTTGACCTGACGGCTATACTGGCTGATTGGGAAGATACAGAAAAAGGTAGAACATAACACAAAAACAAAAGGTATCCATTCTGTATGTGGCATAAGCCACAAAGCATAGGGCAGCACATAATAGCAGAGTACAGCGCCTAACATAACAGTACAGCATATAACACAGCACAACAAAGCACCGCAAATTTCTTATGTCGCGTACCGAGTGGATACCAACAAAACAAACTGGTAGCATTTGCAGGCAGCATGAGTTGCCAGCACAGAACAAAACGCTACAGAACAGCACACCACAACACACAACATCACATTTCATGTTGTCTGCAAGTGTTACCAGAACACTTAAAGTTTTCACTTGAGATGCGGCATAAGCCGCACAACATCACACAACAACACAGAACAACACAGAACAACACATTACAAGACAGTACACTACACAACATAACATCATAACGCTTGTACCGCATCTCAAGCGGAAGCTTAGACCAAAACAAAAAAAGGAGAACATAAATTATGGCGAAGAAGGAAGAAACACAGGTTATCGAATTGAAGCCGTTAAGCATCAAACAGGCAAGAATTACTATTGCAGGCGATGGAGATTTGGTGCTCAACAAGATGAATGATTGCAGCGCCAGAAAGCTGACCGACGAGAGAAAGAATAAGGCTAAGGACACAGCAGCTACAAATGTATGGGAAGAAGTGATCACTGCCATGCACTGGTATGGTGGAAAGCCTACAGACTTCACAGAGGAAGGCTTGAGAGAAGCACTGACCAACAATGCACCGTGCATTACGGCATTTGGATTGAAAAAGTCATTTGGACAGGCTGTTGTGCAGAACAAGATTGACACTTACGCAACAAAATTCAACGCTGCTGTAAATGTCATCGCGAAGGGCAATCTGGTTCCGATCAAGTTTGCGGAACATTTTATTGATGAAAAGCTTATGTCGCCGAAGAAGGGTGCTCCAGTACTTGTACGACTGAACCGCTTTAGTGGATGGAGTGCAACATTTACCATCCAGTATACAGAGAATGCGTATTCTCTGGAACAGATCTTAAACATCATCCGTCTTGCAGGTTTTGGAAACGGAATTGGAAGCGGAAGAACTAGCGGTTACGGTCGTTACCACATTGAGAGTGTGGAGGGATGAACGTAAGAGAGGAGCTTTTCAGATGATTTTAACATGTTTAGCCAGCGGCAGTTCTGGTAATTGCTATGTTTTAAAGGATAGCAAAGGTAAGATGCTTCTTCTTGATGCAGGAATCCCGATCATGAAGATCAAAAAGGGCTGCGATTGGAAGGTATCTGATATTGTCGGATGCGTTGTCACACATAAACACAGAGATCACTCGGAAGCAGTAAGCGATCTGGAAGAAATGGGAATCCCAGTCTACAAACCTTATGAAGATAACTCCTATATCGGTGGATATGGTGAATTTAGAATTGTATCAGTTCCGATGAATGATGTGCATGGACGCTTCAAACATACCGATGCAGACGGTACAGAGTGTCCGTGCTATGGATTCATCATCGAGCATCCAGAGATGGGACGAATGCTCTACATTACTGACACAGAGTTTGTAAGGTGGCGATTTAAGGATATTAACCATATCCTGGTGTCTTGCAATTACCAAAAGAAGTACATTTCAGAGGACGTCACTGGTAAACGATTGCATGTCATTAAGGGGCATATGGAGCTAGAAACGTGTGCAGGCTTCATAGAAGCTAACACAACAGACGCACTCCAGAACGTCATTATTTGCCATTTAAGCGCAAATAACGCAGTGCCGGAAGAAATGGTTACAAGAATAAAAGAAGTCGCAGGAATGGCAAATGTGGACGTTGCAGAAGCAGGTAAGACCTGGCAATTGTTTAATTACGAAACATGTCCGTTCCTGTAAGAAAGGAAAAGTAAATGAGCAATAAAGAAGCCGTGAAAATATTAAAGAAGAAACTTGATACTTGCACCAGAGCAACCGAACAAGCCTTGAAGAAAAAAGATTACAAGGCAGTTGAAAAGTCAATGAGAATCGCGTTTGTATTTATGAAGGCGCATAATGCTCTTAAAAAGCAGATTCCACAAAAACCGGTTATTCTGGCAGATAAGAACGCATGTGGCTGCTCTGTATGTGGAAACATCATAAATGATTGCCTTGCTTCCTATTGTTCAAAATGTGGACAGAGAATTGATTGGGAGGAATCATGATCCTGAATGAAATTTTAAAGCTTATGGAATGCTTTCCTGGCAGCAGTATCAACAGCAAGGGATACTTGCTTTTAAACAAGCAACGTTCTGGTTTTTCCATAGCTGACATTGAGAGTGAGGAAGATCTTAAATGCAAGTTGCTTGAATATGTGTCAAGGGACGCTTGCAAAACAATGGTTTATCAACAGCATATAAGGAACGTAAGATTTTGGAATAGAACTCGAAAGAGCATAAACCAGTATCTGCATACGAATTTTTCTGACGATGACATGCTTGATATATACCAGTACTTAGGCAATGGTATCAGGCACAAGCTCACTAAAGAGTTTATACAAAGTGGATATGATCTAAAACTGATAAAGGAGGATTTGAATAGATGAGATTAAGATCGGAACTCCTGTCTATCACGTAGAGGAATACCGATTAACCAACTATGAATTAAAGCAGAAAGGATTCGAAGGGTTCGACAACTACGGACTTGAAGTTGTTGAATCGGTTGTTATAGGTGTGACAGACACACATTTTGATTCGATAACCAAAAAACGTGACATCGGAAGCAATACGAATAATATACATCATTGGGAGAGATTAGCGCTTGGAAGAGCTGTATTTCTGAGTAAAGAAGAAGCTGCAGAAGAAGCTGATAACCGTGCGCATAATATCCAGTTAGGATATCACTGTTCAAAGTTTAGCCAGCGCCCAATGTACAAGAATTGGCTACATTGGCAGGATGCAGCCAAGGCAAAGGCACCTAAAAAGCAAACAGGTCATAGATCAAACTTTGTTGCAAAAAAAACTACGCTTCCAGAGGAGCTTTACATTGCCTGGAGGGACGGAAAGCTAACTGGACCAGAAGGTGCAAAGAAGATAGGTGTTTGTGTCACGACTTTTGAAAGATATGCAAGAGAAGAACTTGCAAAGAGAGGCGATAGGCATACCGTCAAAACTGGCAATAAAGTGCCACCAAAGCCTTTGCCACCAATGTTTGATGATTGCTTTGAACAATGGAAGCTTGGATTACTCTCAGACGAAAAGGCAGCTAGACAATGTGGGATGTCGCATACAACATTCCGCAAGTATGCAAATATCCGTTTAAAAGAGATTGGAGAGCAGAGGAAGGGAATCCAGAGAGGAGTGATTCTTCCACCAAACTTCACAGACGTATATCTGGAATGGGAACAAGGGGACATTGGATACAACGAAGCCGCAAAGAAATGTGGTCTTGAATACTACACATTCAGATACTATGCAGAGAAAAGATACAATGAAAGGATGGACGCAGGAGTGTTCCAGCATTAAAAGAAAGAAGGACCTCAAAGTGAAGAAAAATCAGCAAGTCTTACTGGCTAAAAAGCTTATTTTTTATCAGGCCATGACGGAAAAAGAGAAAAAAGATTTTCTTGAATCTATACAAACAATGTTTAAACCGAAGATTAAGGAAATAAGACCAGAGGAAGAGCTTATGTATACTCTTACAAGGCAGAGGGAACTAGGCAGAAGAAAGAAAAGAATCAAACTTTAAAGAAAAGAGGTGTTCCAGTTCTGATCAATATGCTTTTAGGCGTAAAAATCAAAGAAGAAAGGAAGACGTGAAAATGAAACAGAAGGAGCTGAGAAAGAAGTACATGCAGATCATTAAAACTGAGGTATATCCGTGTAGCAGAGAAATGCAGGAGTTTTCAAAAAGAAGATGTGGCTACATTGTAGAGCTTACAGACGGTAAGATCATCAGATTATACAAGCCAAGAAAGCATGTTCCGTATGATTTCACTGAGATTATGGACAAAATTACCAGATTAACGTTGTGCCTTGAAGGCTTCTACGGGTGCAAGACATTTGTGCAGTATTTCGCATCATCAGACGATTGCGATCTGGTGCAAGAAGTTACATATTCTGGTGTAGAGCCAGAGTGGATGAAAGAAAAGGCAGCCAGAGGGCAGGAAAGAAATAGCGAAGATATCCAGAGAATGATTGATGGCTATAAGTATCTGCTGATGAAATACAAGGTTGGAGGTAAGAAATGAAAGTAACTAACATTTTACACGAAATTGCAGAAGTAGTGCTGATTGAAGAGAGCAAAAATAATTTCCCACCAACGATTACAGAAGCGTTGAAAATAGGCAATCTTCTTGCCTACACCAACTTAATCAAAATATACACGTTGACTGATGCACTTGTTTTTACTAGCACTAACATTGATTGTAACGGACAGCCTTATATTAGTGGCATAGAGTCTATCACTATCGGAAATTTTAAAATTTATAATAATGGAGAATTGCAAAAAGACCAATTCGAAGCAGCTCTTGAAATGTTTAATGGCTATGAAATTTAATTAAATTACAGCTTTGCACAGATTACCTGATGGGTATGCAGGTTCGATTGCTGCACTGAGTAGATATTTCCATTTTGAAAACCACCTTAAAAAAGATAAAGCCAGATTATGCTGAAAAGCATATCAAATAAATTTAGGAGGTTCAGTATGAACAAAGTAATTTTAATTGGAAGATTAACCAAAGACCCAGAAGTGCGTTATACGCAGGGTCAAGAGACAATGGCGGTAGCCAGATATACGCTGGCTGTAGACAGAAACCGCAAGCAGGATAACGGCCAGAGTGCAGACTTCATCAACTGTATTAGCTTTAAAAAAAATGCAGAGTTTGCTGAGAAATTTCTGCACAAAGGAACAAAGATTGCTGTTACTGGACGCATCCAGACAGGTAGCTACACAAATAAGGATGGACAGAAGGTGTACACAACGGATGTAGTTGTGGATGAGCAGGAGTTCGTGGAAAGCAAGAAGAATACGCAGCCAGCTCCAGAACCGGCACCTGCAGGTGGATATGAAGGTTTTATGAATATTCCGGATAATGTGGAAGATGAAGGACTACCGTTTAACTAAAAAGAAGGGAGAGGTTTGAGATGATTATTGTAAGGCAGGATAGAAACGCCTTTTACAACTGGGACAATGTAGTTGACATTTACATTAACGGACTTTCAAGAACAGAAATATTATTAAAACACGTTAAAGGCTCAAACGAGTCGACTGATTACCCAATTGGCAAATATAAGAACGCAGAAAATGCCGAGGCTGCATTCAAGAAACTTATAGAGAACATTTTAGAAAAGGCTCTATATGCCGTTGTGCCAACCGATGAAGAAATTGAGAACAGCATTCACCAGGAGGACAGAAATAGCAATTGAAAAAATATTTAAAAGAAATAAAAGAAGAAGCTACACTTTGCCAAAAGTACATAGATGAGTGCAATATATTTGCACCTAAAAGTGAGTATGAAAAACTTGCCTTGAAGATTGCTTCTAGCTGTGAACAGACTTTATCGGCACTTGCTGATGAAATCAAGAAAGACAGATGGATTTCCACTGAAGAAGCAATGCCAGAAGAACACGACAGTATATTTGCAAAGTTCAAAGGGACTGACAAGTGGTGCAATTCGTTTTGGGAAAAAAATTCAAATACCGTTTTAGTAGTACTAGTTAATGATGAAGATAATCTTGTAGTTGGAACAGGTAAAACAATTAACGGCAAGTGGACGACAGTACCAATGACACTTAAAGACAGAGCACATGTTGTTTACTGGATGCCGTTTCCAAAATTTGAACCGAAGGAGGTTAAGGATGAATAAGAATGATTTATTAAAAAATTTTGGTGGATTAACGGAGGTATAAAAATGTCAATGGTATCAAGCTACGGATTAAAGGATAAGAAGTGCATTTCGGTAAATATTTATAGCACTGACGCAGCTGTAATTCTTCGTGACTTCCTTATCAGGGTGGCTAGCAGCAGGTTGGAAAAAAGAAAATTCAGCGAAGCAGAAGTGGCACTCCACGATGCAAACGAGCTTACAGCAGCCATGGAAGAAGCCTTTGAGGAAGAATCCAATGGATAAAGAAGGATGGTGCAGGCCTAAAATATGGCGCCAGTATATATTTGGTGATCAATGTTGGATAAGTTGCTTGCCGCAGCAAAAATGGCAGTTTAAACGCAAGGAAGGAGGTAAAGTTATTACCATTTTTAGTGAAAAGCGTCATATCAACTTTAAAATAGCAGAAGAAGAATTTAAAGCGCGTTGGTTAGAAATTGAGGTGAAAGGGAAATATGATAAATTTACCACAGAACGATTATCTCACGATTGAGAAGGACGGCCGCACTTATTCTTGTTGCACATTACGGCAGAAAGTGAAGCACACAATCGGGCTTGATTATACCACACGGAGAACGCTTTATAAACGCAATGGAAAGATGCATTTCAAGCCCACCAGAAATTACTTCAATGGCAAAGATGAGGAACTTGAAAAGCTTGTTGATGCAGGCTACATGGAAAGCAGAAGATGTGGAACAACGAAGGAAAGCACCACATACTTCTTCACAAACGAGGGGCTTGATTGGCTAGAAGAGCAGCTGCACATCACAATCAGGAGGCAAAGATAATGGAACTGGAACATAGAATTGCAAGAGCTATGAAAAAAATGACATATACCTTTGGAAGCTTTTGTAAAATAACCATTTATCCACAGCAGAAGTGGAAGTATTACATTGATGATGTTTGGGTAATCCTGAAAAATCGCAATGTAAGAATAGTGCTTCGTGAGGAGGAATTTGACGAAGATTGGAAGAAACTAGAAACTAAGGTGAACAAGGAAGGTGCAGCCAAATGAATAAAAGACAGAGAAAGAAGCAGTTTAAGAAACTTTATGGCATGAATCCAAAGCAGTATCAGCAGGCTATGCAACTGGTATCGCTTGAAGAACCATTGGAAAAATTTATGGATTCAGAAACAGCTACATTTACAGATTTGGGGAGTTGCTTTGAAAGAATTAAAGATGGACTGCAAAAATCAGTTTCTGCTTTGGGAAAGTTGAGTTGTGAAGCATTCTGCTTTTGCTTAGAAGAACTTGGAAGGGAGCTAAAAAAACGAAGACAAAAATGAAGTTTGAACGAATCAGAAGTGTAGATTATTATTGCTGCCCAGCTTGTGGAATGGCCTTTACGGATAGGAAGGAGGCAGAAAGACATTTTCGATACGATCATCAAATAGAGATTTGTAAAGTAATCCGTTGCAATATTTGTGGTGCTGGTTGGGACACAAAAGTATATGGTGAGCAAGAAGCTAGAAGGAGAGCAGATCAGTGCTGCCAGAGTCATATTGATGATGAAAGTGCAGAGGCTATAGCTAGAAGAAATTATTTCTTCACGGATGGGGAAATTGGTTATTTGAGAAGTGTGAAAGGAGAGCACGAGGATAAATGATTTTTGTTTTTGAAGATGACCTCACTATTCAAAGTTATAATAATGAATGGGATTGTCTGCTACAAATTGGGAATGAGCTTCATATTGGTGATGTCGTTGAAAAATACAGTTCTGAAGAAATAGCTAAAAAAGCCTTTGACCTCGCTGCGTCGAAAATCCATTGGGCATTTCGAATTGACAGTCCCCAAAAAGCAGTGGCAATTCATGCACCAACAGAGCAGGATCTGAAAGATGAGGGAAAACAGATTGAAAATCCATTATACACGATGGTTGTATATAGTGAGCCGTGTTTTGATTATGAATTGCAAAAATGCATAAAAAGCATCTGTGGTAAAAAACTTCCCCTGATAGAAATGGCACAAGTTATACAGGGCAACACCGTAGAGGATTTAGAAAATGGTTTCAAGTTTTTAGATAATGACGAATATTACACTCTTTTCGAAAACCTACGCTATAAAGAAATTGGAAGTGGTGAAGTTGATTTTGGAGAAATTGAAAACAAAATTGAAAAATTTGAAAGGAAAAAGAAAAGAACATATTGCAAGTGGAAACAAGAGAAAGATGCATTTCATATCAAAACCAATTGCAGCAACGGTATTATAGCTATAGGAACTGATTTGTTGAGCAAAACCAAGTACTGTCCATGCTGCGGCAGAAAGATTAAGTTTATAGGAGAAGATCAATGAAAAATAGTCATGACGACGCAAAACTAAATAGCTTAATGGGAAAAAATGTAAGGGTGACATTTTTTGAAGGTACACAGTCAGTTGGAAAGCTTGAACGCGATTTTGATGGGAAATACAGAGTCGATAACTGGAGGTTTCGTAAGAGCCATATCAAGAAAATAGAGGTTATTGATGAATAAATATGGAAACATTGCAAAGGCAAAAGCCATAGAGCAGGAGAACAAAAAGCGACTGCTGAAAATCAATCCCCAGCTGAACGATGAAAGTGGAATCTACATTTTGACCAGAGAGGATGAGAACGGCTTCCGGTTTGCGTATATCGGGCAAGCCGTGCACATACTTAGCAGGCTGGCAAGCCATATGGTTGGCTATAAACAGCACATAGACCTGAGCCTAAAAAAGCACAAACTGTATTCAGAGGGCAATCCTTATGGATGGAAGGTTGAACACATGAATGTTCCTCTTGATCAGCTTGACGAACAGGAAAAGTATTACATCAGATTTTATGCAGAAAATGGCTATCAGCTTCGAAATGTCAGCCTGGGTGGACAAGGTGAAAACCGTTCAAGCGGAACTATAGGAGACAGAAAGCAACCTAGAAGCTACTTAGAGGGCATACAGCAAGGTAAGAAATCTCTAGCTAAGGAATTATCATCTATTGCTGAGAAACACCTTACAATTGCTGTCAAGCCCGAAAAACAGGGTAACAAGGTTTCAGAGCGCCAGAGAGATAAGTTTATGGAGCTTATCAGCGTTGAGAACTACGAGGAAGGAGATATGATCAATGGATAATTTTGATATTTTTAGAGCAAGAATGCAGAAACATTTTGAAGATGAAATGAAAGACTGCAAACAACTATACATCGTAAATGTGGACAAGGATGAAATGTGGAATTTATATTTGGACAGTTTTGGACCTGGTACAAACATTTTGTTCAGAAAGCGCCGAGAGTATGATTGCAGTTGCTGCAGACATTTTGTCAAGAGCATTGGCGCTGCTGTAACTATTAAGGACGGTACAATTCATACAATTTGGGGATTTGATGCCGGCAGTGAAGAGTTCCAGAAAGTGTGTGATGCTTTAGATTCTTTTGTAAAAGGGAATGCAATTTCTGACATTTTTGCTAGTAAATTCAAAAGAGTTGGAACTGACAATGATTTTGAAGAGATCAATGGAAGATCTCATAAGTGGACTCACATGGTTTTGGATTTGCCAGATAGCTGGGTAAATCGGAGTTGCAAAACTAACGAGAGCATTCAGGGCGAATACAGGGACACCAAGAACGTATTCAAGCGCTCACTTGATGAAATTAGTATGGAGGCTGTTGATACAGTACTTGAGCTGATCAATTCGAACACGCTGTATAAGGGTGAAGAGTGGAAGGCTCAGTTAATTGAGTTCAAGAAATATAAGAGGATATATGAAAAACTGTCTAATTCCCAGAAAGATCTTTTTGCATGGGAAAAATCAGCAGAAGCAGGTCCAGTAATTGGCAGAATTAGAAATCATTCCATTGGAACCTTACTTGTCAATATTAGCGAGGGAATGGATCTTGATCAGGCTGTTCGAAAATATGAAGTAATTGTAGCTCCAGCAAATTACAAAAGAGTAAAAGCAATTTTTACGAAAAAGATGTTGGAAGATGCAAAGAAGACAATCGCGGAATTGGGATATATGGATGCTCTTCAACGTCGCTTTGCCAATCTTGATGATATTACAGTCAATAATATCCTGTTTTCAAACAAAGATGCTGCAAAAAGAATCGTCGGAGCAGATGACATCTTTGGTCAGATGGAGAAGGAGGTAGTGGTAAATCCAAAGAAGTTCTCTAAAGTTGAAGAGATTTCAGCACAGGATTTCATTGACAAGGTGCTTCCTGCAGCTAAGGAAGTTGAAGCTTTTGTTGAAAATAAACATGCGTCTAATTTTGTCTCTTTAATCGCCCCAATAAATAAGGACGCAAAGTCAATGTTTAAGTGGAACAATCCTTTAAGTTGGGCTTATAGCGGAAATATCACTGATTCCGATATCCGCAAGAATGTAAAGGATGCCGGAGGAAAGGTTGATGGAGTGCTTCGATTCTCTATTCAGTGGAATGATGGTCAAGACGACAATAGTGATTTGGATGCTCATTGCAAAGAACCAAACGGCAATGAAATCTATTTTGCGGATAAAATTGGTCGAACTGGCGGAAGATTGGATGTTGACATTACAGAACCAATAAGCCAAAGACCAGGAGTTCCATCTGTTGAAAATATTGTTTGGAGTAGTTACAATCGAATGATTCCTGGAACATACAAATTCTATGTTAATCAGTATGCAGCGAGAGGATCAAAAGGTTTTTCTGCGGAGATTGCTTTTGGTGAGGAGACCTATAGTTTTAACTATCCGCATCCGGTTGTAGGAAGAGTAGATGTTGCTGAGGTAACAATGAACAAATATAACGAGTTCACAATCAAGCCGATTCTTCCTACGACATCTGAGACCATTAGCAAAGAAATCTGGGGAGTAAGTACCAATCAATTTGTGCCTGTATCAGTGATTAGCTATAGTCCAAATTATTTTGACGATCAGAACGGAATTGGTCACAGGCATTTGTTCTTCTTCTTAAAGGGATGCAAGAACACGGAAGAGCCAAACGGATACTATAACGAGTTCTTAAAGCATGAGCTTGAACCGCACAAGAGAGTATTTGAAGCTTTAGGCGCGAAGTGCCATGTAGAGAATGCAGATGATCAGCTGTCTGGAATTGGCTTCAGTATGACCAAGAGAGCAGAATTGGTTGTTAAAGTCAAGGGTGCGACAGAACGTATTATGAAAATTAAATTTTAAGGAGAAATTATTATGGAAAAGAATTTATTTGAGTTAGCAACAAGATGCAAGTACCGTTTCCCATATCGTGGACAGATAACTATTGAGGATTTATGGGATCTTCGCCTGACTGATTTAGATTCAGTCTTCAAGACCTTGAATGCAGAAGTTAAGAAGGCATCGGAAGAAAGTTTGCTGAAGCTAAAGACAAAAGAAGATGAAGAGCTTTCCAATAAGATTTCAATCGTTCGATACATTGTTTCTGCGAAGCTAGAAGAACAGAAAATCAGGGAAAATGAGAAGGCTAATAAAGAGATGAAGCAGAAGCTGTTGGCTATTAAGGCTAGACGAGAAGAAGCTGCACTGGAGAATTTTTCTGATGAGGAATTGGATAAGATGATTAAAGAATTATAAAAAGACACCGTGGGGGTTGGCTGCTGCAGCAACCAACTTCCTTAAAAATAAGTATCTAAGTAAGGAAGGAGAGAACACATGAAGATCTGGACAGAAAAAAAGCTTATTGAAGAAGGCTACGATATCCGAAACGCACAAATCAAAGGTGCGGAGCTGACAATGGAAAATCACGGTTGCATATCGTTTGATGTCGTTGTTGAAGGTGCAGGTTGGGGATGCGTTTTTGGCGGATATAGTCTCGGACACGGTTATCTGGGGGCGAAAGAATTTAGTGGCTATGGTCCGGGAATGGAATCCATTGCTAGAATAATGGATACAGTCGGAGTTACAAAGTTGAGTGATTTAGAGGGAAGATATATACGAACCGCAGTAACTGGAGATAGAAGATTAAAAATTATTGGAAATATAATCAATGATAAGTGGTTTGATATCAAATCATTCTTCGAGGATGCACAAGAAAATGATAATAAGGTATCAGAAGGGAGCAATAAATGAGTATTAAGCATATTATCTTATGCATCGAATTTGTATTTCTTGCAGTTCAAATCATAATGGCTAGAGCTGCATACAAATCTCCGTTAAAGTACGGAAAAACTGCTGAAATCGCGAATATTTTAGCACTTATCGTTATACTGCTGTGCAACATAGCAATCATAGTTTTAAATATTATGGGGTGAGGTGACACTAATGTTCAAAATAATGAGTCGAAACAAATACGATGGCCTAATTAGGGAGAATGCAGAGCTTAAAAATGCAAATGCAAATCTTGAAGATAAACTGGATCAGTTTAAAGCAGAAAAAGCTGTAAATAGCAAGTATAAATGCGGAGGATATTGTCGCGTTTGTGAGAATGGATACGAGATACCGAGCTATACCATAGGTCGTGATTATGGATGCTTACTGAATGTAGAATGCGAATCCTTTGTAAAACGTAAAGAATGAGAGGAGTTGAATATTATGCAGATAATTAAGATTGTTTTATGCGTGGTTATGCTTTTAGCCCAGCTTCTGTGCTACATAGGCCCCAAAAGGACTAGAACATTATTTGGAGCATTGTGGATTATATCGCTGATACTTTTGTGGGTTTTGATTCTTTTATAACGTTATTGATTTTTTATAGGAACGAGTTGTAAAAAACCAAAAGAAAAATACAGATACTCACATGTTGGCAGGAGAGACTATGATAAACGGTGAATTAGTAGTAGACAACTTTGCAGGTGGTGGCGGAGCTTCAACAGGAATAGAGATGGCAACAGGGGTAAGTGTTGATATTGCAATCAACCATGATCCAGAAGCTATCAGAATGCATCGAACTAACCATCCAACTACAAAACATTATTGTGAGGACGTTTGGCAGGTAGATCCAGTAAAGGCTTGTGGCGGACACCCAGTCGGGCTTGCATGGTTTTCGCCAGATTGCTTTGCAAAAGGAACTTTGGTTCTAACGGAAACTGGATATCAGCCGATAGAAACCTTGCGAGTTGGTGACAAGGTACTGACGCACAACGGATCATGGAAACCCATTACTGCAACTATGATGTCTCACAAAAAAGCGGTGAGAATCGTAGGGTACGGTAATGTTGGAATGCTCTGTAGTGAGGATCATCCATTTTTAATCAAAAATTGTCCTCACTTATGGGATAACCAAGTTAGGCAGTACAAAAGAGTCCACAATGATATGCAATGGGTCAGAGCAAAGGATATCCAAGGGGATATGTACTGGGCATCCAGAATAAGCGTAGATCCTATGCCTATCCCACAGTTGGAAAAGCCAAATACGAAATCAGTTTTTCTACCAGTGGATGAGAGATTGCTGTGGTTAGCTGGAAGATATGTGGGAGATGGTTGGACCAGATTAACGGATACTCGTGCGGAAATTACAATTGCTAGTGGGATGCAGGATGTGGAGTTTCTAAGAGAGAAACTAAACATGTGGTCACGTAAAGGAGTGCGATGCAAAGATGGTGAATTAAGTTGGTACTATCGCGATGTTCGTACAGGTGGACAATTCACTGCCAACAATCGAGCACTTGTTAAGTGGTTGAGAAGTAATTTTGGCCACTTAGCATTGCAAAAAACAATTCCGGCATGGCTATATGGCGCACCAGAGCCGTATAAGGAAGCGTTTATGTCGGGCTATTTGAGCGCAGATGGCTGGACAAGCGGAAATAAGGTTGAGTGCACAACCATTTCCAAAAAGCTTGCCTATGGGCTCCGTACATTGGCGGTCACAATGGGGTACTCGCCCACTATCTACATGAATCATCAGGGAGATAAGATTGAAGGCAGGACTGTAAAAACTCATGATATTTATATCGTGAAGTGGAAGATAGCCATTGACGACAAACATGCGCAAACCTTTACGGAAGATGGATATTTGTGGACGGCTGTTAAAAAAGTTGAGAAGACAGGTAAAGTTGAAACCTTTTACAATATCAGTGTGGAAGACGATGAAACTTACATTGCTGAAAGTATCGTTGTACATAACTGTAAACATTTCAGCAAGGCTAAAGGCGGAAAGCCGAAGGATAAATTCATCCGTGGCCTTGCTTGGGTGGCTTGCAGGTGGGCTGGACTAGTTAGACCTAGAGTGATAATGCTTGAGAATGTTGAGGAATTTAAAACATGGGGGCCACTTAACAGGCGGCATCACCCTATAAAATCAAGGTCAGGAGAAACGTTCAAACGTTTTATCAAGCAGCTTACAGACTTAGGATATACTGTAGAGTTTCGCGAACTAGTCGCAGCTGATTACGGTGCGCCTACAATGCGTAAAAGATTCTTCTTAATTGCTAGATGCGATAATAAGCCAATATTATGGCCTGAGCCTACACATGCTCCATTAGATAGCGAAGCGGTTAAAAAGGGTATTTTAAAGCCGTATGTAGGGGCATACACACAATTAGACTTTTCAATTCCGTGTCCAAGTATTTTTGACACATCGGAAGAGATTAAAAAGAAGTATGGAGTTCGTGCAGTCAGACCATTAGCTCCAAAAACAATGCAGCGGATTGCGCGAGGCATTCAAAAATTCGTTGTTGATAATGCTGATCCATTCATTGTTGAAATCGGATATGGCGAATCTAAAAATCAAAAAAGCCCAAGAGCATACAGTGTAGAAAAGCCTTTGCATACTATCGTTGCAAAGGACAAGAATTTCCTAGTAGCTCCGATCTTGACTCAGTATCATTCATATGAAAATGACAGTATTCGTGGTCAGGGTATCAGTGAACCAATAATGACTGTAGATGGTTCAAACAGATATGGACTTGTAACATCTTTCTTGAGTAAGTTCTACAAGACTGGTATCGGGCAGGATGAGCGAGAACCATTGCATACTGTAACAACGTCAGCTGGTCATTTTGGGGAAGTCAGAGTTTTCCTGATTAAATATTATGGCAGCAATGATGGTCAGAATATTAAACAGCCCCTAGACACAGTAACAACACACGATAGATTTGGACTTGTTACAATTAAAGGCGTAGATTACCAAATCATAGACATAGGGCTTCGCATGTTGGAACCGCGCGAGTTATATGGATGTCAGGGATTCCCCGATGATTATATCATTGACCATGATTACTCTGGTAAGTCATATCCTCGGTCAGAGCAAGTTAAGAGGTGCGGAAATGCGGTGTGTCCGCCAATTCCTGCAGCACTGGTAAGAGCAAATCTCCCGGAGATGTGTTTGCGACAGAGAATGCCAAATATGAAGGTTAGAGAAGAAGAAACTGGGCAGCTCAAATTCGCATAAGGAGATAGCATGACAAATAGAGAGAAAAATGAAAATAAAATAATGGAAATCCTATTTAAAACAGGAGTACATCCTGCACTAACGAATAAAGGGTTGACTGAGTGCTGCCACAATTGCAAGTCTTGCCTTTATCACATTGAAGAAGAAATCTGCGATAAAGCCTTTGTACATTGGTGTGAAGAAGAAGTACCAGAAATTGATTGGAGCCGCGTACCAATTGACACAAAAGTTTTAGTGAGTGATTCTGAAAGTGGGCCTTGGCGCGCAGCCCACTTCGCTAAACCCCTCAGCGGTCTTGTAGTTGTGTTTAATTTTGGTAAGACCAGTTGGACAGCTTTAGAAGATAATACTTTTTCTACATATCGTTTTGCTGACATTCCGGATCAAGAAGAAAGGAGAAAATATTTAAAAGATGAATAAGTACAATGAGCACATCAAGGAGTCTATTGATTATTTTAACCACGAATCGGAATGCATGAAGCACCGAGTTTGTAACTGTGATATGCAGACAAGTTTGAGAGTTGGAAGGGAAAAAACTGCTTACGAAACAGCAGTAGAATGCTTAAAGAAGCAGCTTCCTCAGTCACCAGTTAAAGTGGTTCATAAGTCTATTGTCCATGAAAACAGAGGTGATCAACCGCACACATTGAGAGAAAGCGAGTGCGAGGTGTGGGAATGCCCGTGCTGTGGAAACACAGTATGGAGTGGCATAAGTATTGCAAAGAAATCATCATATTGTTCAGATTGTGGACAGAAGATTGACTGGGAGGAGGTCAAATAATATGTATTACATGGATGATGAAGATTATTTCGGACCGAGCGAGTTTGACGAGAAAATCGAAGAACTTAAAAACGAGCTTCGAGAATCTGTAAAAAAGGAAGTTAAGGACGAACTTGAAAAGCTGCGTGAGGAAAACAAAAAATTGCAGGGCATCAAGGAGAATTTTGAATCCATAAAGGAAGATTATGAGAGAAAGAAAGCAGAGTACAAAAGTGCAATGAAAAAGGCTGGAACCAAAGCTGCACGAGCTAGGCTGAAAGCGTTAATGGAACAATTTAAGACTGTTATGTGGTCAGCAAATTGGAGCTACCAGTACAAAAAGAAATGTGACAAGTGCGATAAGTATAGAAAAGTCAAAGTGACATTACCATCTGGAAACGTGGTAGACGATGATTGCAAATGCGGAGAACGCAAGAAAACATATCAGCCGAAAGAAAATCTGCTATATATGCTTAGTGATACTAGTGGAGAGATTACGGGCTGGTACAAAGAAATTGCAGATGGGTATTTCGACACAGTTGGTCGTAGTGCATATGTAATAGTGGATCACAACAAAGATTTCAAAGAATTAGAAGAAAGCTTGTGGCATACATTCTTCACAACAAAAGAAGAATGTCAGGAGTTCTGCGACTACATGAACAGAAAAGAAGAAAATTCTGGATACGATTACAACTTGGCAGGAAAACTAATTAAGGCTAGAGAGGTGTAAAAATATGGTTAAAACAATTTTTGATAATCCGTCAGACATCTTATCATTGATACGCAATTGTGTATTTATAAAAGATGGTGATGTATGGTACAGGGATTTTGAACGTGAAATTCCACTTATGGAGCTTGCGCGGAATCTTAATAAAGCATACAGCGATTCCGATGCGTCAGTGGTAAACGATGAAGCATTTAGTGATGAAATGTATGACGATCTGCAATTTAAGCTAGAGGAAGATATTGATAGTTTTATCGCCACTTTTTATATGGCACTTGTTGGAATGGCAGAAAACCGAGAACGCTTGAAAATATACGAAACAACAGGATTGCCAACAACTGCATATCCAGAAGTACTACAGGAATGCATTGATACTTACGGAGCAGATAAACAAATCGACCAGACAATTAAAGAACTGAGCGAGCTGACAAAAGCACTGCTTAAACATCGCCAGTTGGAGGGTGAAAATGTAAATCCAACGTCTGCCGCAGACCTGGTAAAAGCGAGAACAGATATCCTTGAGGAAACCGCTGATGTTATTATAATGTTAACCCAAATCATTATGATTTTTGGTGGCAGAGATTTTGTTGAAAGAATAATAGAATCAAAGGTTGACCGCCAGAAAAAGCGCTTGAGAAAGGAGACAGATGGTCAGGATTATTGAAGCAGAAAACGTAATAACTTGCCCTGAATGCAATGCAAATCTAAGTTACGGAGAAGCTGATGTGTTTTTTAACAAACTAGTCTCCTGTGAACACAAAAGTTACTACAATAAATGCGTAATGTGCCCCTGTTGCAAAAATAAAATTGTTGTTGCAGATGGCGCAGTATTTGTTGAGCCGACAGACGTAAATGGCGTCCCGATAGACACAGATGGTATCTTAATATACACAGATGATGTACTGATTACAGATATAAGAAGAAAGGAATAACGAATGCCCGGTAAACCGGGTTGATGCGCAGTGATCTGTGGTGGCGTATCAGAAAATTTAAACACCGTGGCTGAAAAGGTGTGCAGTGGAAACGCTGCACACGCAATTGATAGCAAACGAATTATGATCCACGATACATGCATTTGTAGCGTGGTGTTATGCAAAAATACAAAGTGTGCTGGTTATCAGCAGGAATCTCTAGCTTTGTTGCTGGATATTTAGAAAAGGATGTTGACGAATGGATATATATAGATATCGCTGATCAGCACCCAGACAGTCTGAGATTTATACACGATGTAGAAAAAATAATTGGAAAGAAAGTAACAATTTTAAAATCTTCCGAGTTTAACTGCGTGGAAGATGTGGTCAGAAAATACAGATTCATCAGTTCTCCTCATGGAGCGGCATGTACAGGAATGTTGAAGAAAGCGGTTAGAAAGAAGTGGGAAAACGAACATTTGCAATATCATTTGACTTATGTGTGGGGCATGGATGCAAGCGAAACACATAGAGCAGAGAGCATAGTGGCAAATTTTCCAGAATTTAATCACAGTTTTCCACTAATCAAAGGAGGATTGTCGAAGCAAGATTGCCATGCTCTTGCACAGAAACTTGGTATAAAGCGCCCTGTAATGTACGATATGGGCTACAATAATAACAACTGTATTGGCTGTGTAAAAGGTGGCATGGGCTATTGGAATAAGATTAGAAAAGACTTCCCAGAGGTGTTCGCAGCACGTGCGAAGCTTGAACGAGACATTGGACACAGTTGTATCAATGGCGTATTTCTGGACGAATTGGACCCGAACAGAGGAAGAATGAGTGAAGAAATAATGCAGGATTGTGGAATCATGTGTTATCTAGCATTTGAGACTCAAAATAATGAATAAGAAAAGGAAAAGGTGATATGAAGATTAAAAACCTTGAAAAATTTATTAGGAAAAAAAGTGAGGCTTTAATCATGCAAAAAGCATTCACAATTAAACAGCCGGAAGAAGTTACAGAGGTGCAGGAAATTCGAGAAAAGCTCAAGAAGCTTGAAGAGCTTGAAGCCAAGACACTAGAAGCCGAGAAAGCACTTGAGGCAGATGTTGAAAACACAGATTTAGATAAGGCATGGGGCGAAGCTTACAACGAGGAATACAAGCAGTATAGCGAAGTTGCGAAACTAATTGCTGACTTAATCAACATAGACACCTACACAGCAAAAAGCATGATTGTAAATTACCGTGACCAGTTAAAGAAAACACTGGGACTTTAAAAAAATTGCTGACCTAACGGCATGACAGTGAGGAGAATATAAAAAATTATGCTGAATATTTCAGAATGCGGTGGCTTTACAGTCGCTCATAAGCCGCTGTCAGACAGTACTCTAAAAGGTATGAGAAAAGAAGAACTAATTCACCTTATCAGAGTCTTAGAAAGCAACTATGAGGCTGTCAATGAGCACAATAAAAACCAGTTGAAGTATATTGAGACTCTAAAACGAGAGATTGTAAACGATAAAAAAACAAGAACCATTTTAAATAATTCTAGTGTATGGAGGGGAAATGAGCAAAGAGACAGAAAACAGGCTGAAAACCGAGCTTGATAAGCTTGATGAGCTTGCAGCAAAGGGTGTACACCTGTTTGGAGAATACATGAACGACCCAGAGAGTGAAGTAAAGAAGAGTGCATATCATGAAACATGCATGATGTTCAATAATCAGTTTACAGATTGTGCAGTCCTTCTCAGAGATTATGGATATGCCCCAGATTTTGAAAAAGCTGTCAAACTGCTTAGAATTGTGGGCGCACATAGACTTTCTAACGCGATTTGACGGTTAGATGCAGGAGGTGAGGAAATGTTTTGCATAAAAGGGCAGGAAGTCAACAGCTTTGGCGATTTGCCAGAGGAGAACCATGAATAAACGGCAGAAGAAAGAAAGGAAGGTGGTAAAAATGACAAGAAAAGAGCTGATAACTCAAATCAAAAGCAAAGGCTATGAGCCTAGAGTAAAAAACGTTGTGAGCTTGCTAACTTCTAATGGTGAAGGCGATGCAGTTACGCTAATCATCTCTTTGTATGATGATTTAAATGAGCTGATGGACGTAAAAAACAAGAACGTATCTTCAAAAAAATACTTTGATGATGAATGCCTGAATGAGGCATTTAACGATTTTGTTTCCATGAGAGTAAAGATTAAAAAGCCCCTAACCGCAAATGCCTTGAAGAGAGCAATAGTCAAGTTGGAGAATCTATCTGGTGGAGACACTGAGCTTATGATCAAGATTTTAAACCAGTCTGTTGATAACTGCTGGGTAGGACTTTTCCCACTACATGATGCTGGCTATAGCTTCAAAGGCAAACAAAATTCGCAGCGTTCACAACTCGATGCAATTCTGGGAAGTATTACGGATGACTAAAAACGAGGCTAAAAAGTTAATGGCGGTAATGACTGTATCATATCCAAACTACAAAATTGCAGATATAGAGCTTACTGCCACTACATGGGCAAATATGCTATCTGGCTATACTTACGAGCAAGTTAGTGCAGCACTCAAAGCATACATACTTTCGGAAAACACAGGCTTTCCACCGTCAATCGGTCAAATTAACGAAAAGTTAGTCGCTTTGAGTCAAGCAGACACGCCTACGCCGTTGGAAGCATGGTCTTTGGTTCGGATAGCTGTCAGAAACAGCACATATCATGCTGATGACGAGTTTGCAAAACTTCCACCAATTATCCAGTCAACAGTTGGAAACGCAAGGAATCTGGAAGAATGGGCGAAGGGACAAGCAACTCAGTTTGAGACAGTTATTCACAGTAATTTTTTAAGATCATACTCCGCAGAGATTGCGAAGCAAAAAGAATGTCAGAAGTTGCAGGGAAAGGTTTCAATTGCATCCGAGCAACCAGAGTATTTGCCGGAACTAAATATATAAGCAAAGCACAGTTTTATAGACTATTTTAAATTATAATAAGCTTTAATACATTAAAATAGTCTACTACCTAGAAGGAGGCTTTATGACACGAGCACAAAGGAGACGGGCTGAAAGAGAAGCAAAAAAAGGAAACAAAGTCGTAGAACAGCGAATCACAGGTGCGGAAGAAAGCATAAGAATCGCTTTGTTAAAAGAAAATATTGCACGAGACGTTGATCGCAAGCTTTATGACAAATATTACCAAAAGGCAAATAAAGATGCTGTGGACAACATATACAGTATCATATTAACATCATTTGGACTTGCCCTGGCAGATACTTGTCCTAATTGGAAGGCTGAGGCAATTGCAAAACGAATCCAGAAGACAATGGACTATGTTGACAAATTCTCAAAAGAGTACAATGGAGACATTGAACGTTTTATGAAAGAACTCGAAGATAGAACTGGATTCTCATTTGAGATAGATTCTGTAAGTGGAAAGGATGAATAGTATGGATTTTTTAATTGGTTTAATAGCAGGACTATTATTTGGCGGAATTACTGGTGTGCTTGCAGTTGCTTTGTGTGCTGCATCAAGCGCAAATGAAACCAATGACGAAAGAAAGAGGGAAAACGATGAGAATTAAGCATTTGAAGTTAGATAATTTTTGCAGTTTTTACAACGGAAAAGCTATAGACACAGATTTATACAATAAGACAGAGGTATCTGGATGTAATGAATCTGGAAAAAGCACAGTTAAGAGGGCTATTTTTTGGGTACTTAATTGTAGGGGTGAGAACGGTGAAGAAATCACTGGAATCAGGCCACACGATAAATCAGGTAACGAGATTAACGATATTGAGGTTACAGCCGAGATGACCGTAGAACTTAACGGTTCCAACAAGACGTTTAAGAAGGTTTCTCGCCAGAACTATGATAAAAGGGGCAACTTCACAGGTAATGTTATTGACTATTATATCAATGACATTCCTAAAAAGAAGTGTGACTATGAAGATTTTATCGCAGAAGAATTGGTTCCTGTGAGCGCACTTTCGAACTTAATCAATGCTAAAACGCTCTTATCAAAGAGTGCCGCCGACTGCAGATCAATCTTGGAATCCACCTTTGGAACGTGTTCCAATGCAGAGGTTTGTGAACGTTTTCCGGAGTTCTCTCCTCTTCTCCCATTGTTGGATGATGGCAGTGTCGACGAATTAAAATCAAAATTCAACACTATGCTGAATGGCAGACGTGGAAGAAATGGAACTAAAGGCTTGCTTGATATTCGCAAAGAGTTTCCGAGCCGCATTGATGAGGTAGAAAAGCAGAAAATTGTTATTGATGAAGCCTTGGTAAACAGTCAGATTGTAGACATTGAAAGCAGACTGAAAGATAACCAGAGTAAACAAGCTGATGTGCAGAAGGCATTTGATGAGCAGCGCACAATTCAGGCACAAATTTATAAGTTGAAGCAGGAGCAATTAAAGGCCACTGATGACGCTAGTGCCGAAAATAGGAAAAGAATTGCCGATTTAGATGCTCAGATTATGGCAGCAAAGGAAGAACTTTTCCTATCCAATAACAATTTAAACGCCAAGGAACATGAATTGTACCAGATTGACTCCGAGATTCGGGATCTTGAAACTAAGCGTTTGAAGCTTTCAAGTGACTGGAAAAGCAATAAAGATATGCAATTTGATGAAAATTTGCTGATTTGCCCGTATTGCAAGCGTGAATACCCATCTGATCAGCAGGATGAAATGCGAAAGCATTTTGAAGAATCAAAGGAAGAAAAGTTGCAGGAAATCACAGACGATGGAATGAAATGTAAAGAAGCTATTGATGTTTTGCGTGAAAAGTTCAATGCTGCAGATGCAGAGCTTTCTGCCCTTCGTGAAGAATCCAATAAAAAGTCAAGAGTTGTCGATGATTTAGTTGCGCAGAAAAAAGCTATATCCACTGTACCTCCAGCAGAACCAGACGAGGCAGCAAAAACCAGATCTGCAGAAATCGTAAAGCTTGAAAGCCAGTTAGAAGCAAATACTGCAAATGCAACGTTTGCACAGCTCAAGGCAGAAGAAAATAATCTTCAGCATCAGCTATCTGGCTTAAAAGCAGAGCTTGCAAAAACCGAAATCAATGTCAAGATTGACACAAGAGTTGCAGAGCTTAACATCGAGCGCCGAAAGAATGAGCAGCTAATTGCAGATACGCAGGCACAACTCGACTTGCTTAAACGCTTCAACATTCGTAAGCACGAGCTTTTAGAAAGCAAGGTAAACGAGTATTTAGAGTACTGCCAGGTGAAATTTTTCAGACAGCTTGTGAATGGTGATCTGGAAGAAGTATGTGATTTCTGCGTAAACGGTGAACCATACGCTAGAAACCTTAATCACGGTGCAAAAATCTTAATCGAGACAGATGTTTGCAAGGCTTTTCAGAAGAAATACGCTACTACCCTTCCTATCATCGTAGATGACTCTGAATCTGTTGATAATTGGAAGATACCGGATATGGATAGGCAGCTTATTATTCTTAAAAGAACTGATTCTAAAGAGCTAACAATCAAGGAGTCATGATGTAATCCGTGAAATTACACAAACTTACCCAGTCTAAGCTTGATGATTACAAACTTAGAAGTAATTTCACGGACGATGAAGAGATAACATTTGATATGTTATCTAAAGGCAAATCTATCAGCGAAATAGCAACCCGGTTATCTGTGTCGACTAGGACGGTTGATCGCAGGATTGCCGATATAAAATCAAAAATCAACCAACTATAAATAGTCCCCTGGTATTTATGATGCTAGGGGACTATTACAACATTTTTTAACATTATTTTACTGTAAAGAAACGTCACATGTATAACCTTAAAGATATTTTTTATAACTTTTTAGTTCTAACTATTGACTTTTTAGTTCTAACAATGTATCCTATAACTGAGAAAGGAAAAAAACATTATTTTACTGTAAAGAAATGTCAAATTAGGTTAAGAATTGTAAAATAATGTAATCACAAAGGAGGTTTCACTATGAAAGTAATATGTATTGCAAACCAAAAAGGTGGCATTGCAAAGACCACAACAGCCACTACACTTGCTTCAATTTTAATGTCACAAGGTAAGAAGGTCTTGCTTGTTGACGCTGATCCGCAGGGCAACAGTACGGACACTTATAGAGCAGTGTCCAAAGATACAGCAACTCTATACGATGTCATTTTAGACATCGAAGACCCACTTCCAATTGCGGAAGCTATTCAAAAAACAGAAATAGGTGACATAGTTGCGTCCGATCCAGAGCTGAAAACAGCAGATCAAAGATTCCCAAGCGATGGGAACGAATATTTTAGATTGAAGGATGCTCTTTCTGAATTAACCGGTTATGACTATGTTATTATTGATACAGCTCCGGCAGATAATAAGCTGCTCAAAAACTGTTTGATTGCTTCTGACAAGGTCATCATTCCTGTCACTGCAGACCGCTATGCCATTCAAGGTCTGTCAGAGTTGAATAGAACCATCACAGGTGTAAAGAAAAGAAATAATCCTAACCTAGAGGTTGCAGGACTCTTGCTGGTGAAATATAAGAGTCGCCAGCTCCTCGCCCAGGAAGTTAAAGCTTCTTTGGAAGAGATTGCCAAGCAGCTCAACACAAAGGTTTTCTGCACAACTATTCGTGAAAGCATTGCCGTACAAAAGGCACAGGCAACTAGAACAACCCTCATGAATTTCGAACCGAAGTGCAACGCTGCCATTGACTATGTGCAGTTCGCAGAAGAACTAATTAAGGAGTAATTTGAGATGAGAAAGAAAGATAACACCACTACTACTTCTTTTGATGTGACAGCTGGCATTGATTTTACAGATACTAGTGGAACTGAAATTCCAAGCATCCAGCCGGTGGAAAAAAAATCAGTATTTGTCTCCGCTCCAGTTGATCCCAACAGAGTGTATACGCCTGGATATAATCCAACTCCGAAGATTGGTCCAAATGGTGGATATGTAGGACGCAGAGAAGTCTCTGCAGCTGAGCGCAAGATTCAGTTCAGTGTATCATGTACTGAATCACAAAAGGCAGCCTTTTCAGAAGCCGCTCGTAAGTCAGGCCGCACCCTAGCAGGATTTGCTTGCTTCGCCATTGAGGAATACATGCGGACACATAGTCTATAATTTTTTTACATTATTTGACATTTAAAAAATGTTTAATAAGGTAAAGAACTAGTTGGCCGTGAAAAAAAATCAACTCAGCAAGGCAAATGAAAAATGCTGTACTACCGGCAAAACGGGTGGTACAAGGCAAAACAAATTTTATGCTGACCTAGCGGCGAGACGGGGAGAAATGAGGTTTATTATGAGAGAAGATGCTTTTACTGTAAATGTGTTTGAGGAGTACCGAGATCATGACGAATACACCAAAACTTGCGACGAGATAATCGCCGTAAGCAAGGCTGCAGAAACGGAGTCCGAGGTTATAGCGGCTCTCGAAAGTGTCAATGTTTTTTTCGATGGGTGGGGTCTCTGCTACGACTATCTATCAAAGAAACTCACGACAGACGCTTGCCGTAAGGCATATATGGAAAGCATAAATAAGAACCTGCCACGAAGGGATTTCCGAATGGATAGAGAAAAGTACCTTCAGAAGGCAGGTTTCGCCTGCTGGTTGTGATTGTGACCGAAAGATTATAAAAATCTCAGCAAGGCAAATAAAAAATGTGTCTAACGGGGCGTAGAAAGAGAACTATTAAGGAAGGAGGTATTTTGTGGAACAAGTAAACTTGATACCGTTTTACGCTTGCGCTATCGCGTTTGCACGCCATATACGATTAGATTTAGAAAACGAATATGGCAAGAATGCTGTAGCTTATTATAACGCTGCAAAGCAGAGCGAATATTACAACACTTTATTTTCGGAAGAACTGTCTCTACAAACAGAAGAAGCTTATAAAAAAGCACTCGGAATCGTCGAATATAGCTACACAGAAGATGAACAAGCACAGACTTCTTTGGACATTCTTTTTAAAAAGGGATACAGAAAGCTATACAACATTTTTAAAAGGCTTCCAAAAGACGAACCGCTTCATTTTGATAGTGCAATCGGAGAAATCATTTATGTAAAGCTTGCAAAGTCGGATCATGTTTCAGACGATAATTTTAATGGTAATTTATTTGCAGGCTATTACTTTTCAGATATGTGGCCACAAGAGTTAATACAAGAACGCAAAAAATGCGATGAATTACTTTACTTTATTGCAAACTACGGATATGATCCAGAACGCAGAATACAAAAGGGATTAAAGAAATATGACTGTGCCTTCCAAGAAAGAGCAAAATCATACATCAGTCAGCTTCCAAAAGATTTATTTAAGCAGATCCAGTTAGCGCCAAAAAATGACAAATTTGGATACACTACAGTGTTTGATATTGAATCACTTTCAAGTGTTTCTATTTTTTCTGAATTACAGTTCGCACGTGAAGATCTGGAAGCACTAGCAATTGCTTATATGCACGGGAAAAGAGGAGGAATACGTGAGGATTTCCTGACTTATGCAAAATATACGAGCTATATATTAGCTATGTGTAAGGCATACAAACAGTCTAAGGAATACTACTTCCAACACAATCGTGAAGATGTATATGTCGAAGTAGAGAGTATTAAAAATGAATTGCTTCAAGCCAAATCTGCATTATCTGAATTTCAAGAACGCAGGATATCTGAACAAAAAGCTTGTACTGAGCAGGTTCAGCGCTTATCTGATGAGATAAATCTACTCAAGCAGAAGAATGATGCGCTAAAATCCGAACTGCAAAAGGTAGAGAGTGAACGTAGGGAGCTTTATGCTTTGCGAGAGCATATATTTTCACTGGAAAACGATTCAGAAACCGAAAATACAAATGAGCTATCTAAGGAGCAAATTCAGCAATTAAAAAACATTAGTGGCACAATTGTTGGAGGGCATCCAAGCTTGATAAAGAAGCTCAAAACTTATCTTCCGAATTGGCAATATATCAGTGCAGGAGATGTCAGCACTGTGCGCAACGCTGCATTAAAAAAATCTGACTTTGTATTCTTTGTAACTGCCCACTTGAGCCACAAGCTGTATTACGCCATGATTGCAAAGGCCCAAGATTGGAATGCAAAAATTGGATATTTGAGCCGTATGAATATAGATTATGCATTGCAAGAAATATATATATTAGTAAATAGCAGTATTTAAACTTATTTGACATTATTTGAATGTAAAGAACTGTTAAATAAAGTAAAGAACTGTAGAAAGAAGGATATATATGAAGAAAAAATTTAATTTGCTTGATGAAAATTGGGTGCGTGTATTGCTTCCAGATTATACTATTAAAGAAGTTTCACTTAAAGAAGTTTTCACCCACAGTCATGAATACATGGATTTGGCAGGTGAAACAGATACTCAAAATGTCGCAATGATACGGCTGCTTCTTGCAATTGCTCATTCTGGATTTGCAAGATTCGACTCAAACGGTGATGAGATTCCGCTTTTGAACAGGGATGAAGCAATCAGCCGTTGGAAAAGCTATTGGAATCTCGGTCATTTCCCAGAAGCGTTTTTAAAATATTTAGAGGAATACAGAGAACGTTTCTGGCTTTTTCATCCTGATGCTCCATTCTATCAGGCAAACGAAGCTAAAAAAGGAACTGCTTTTGGTGCTGCAAAGTTAAACGGAGAAATTTCTGAAAGCAACAACAAGGTACGAATTTTTGCAACAAGAAGTGGAGAAGCAAAAATGCAACTAACATATGCAGAAGCGGCTAGATGGCTTCTTTTTATCAACGGGTATGACGATGTTTCTGTAAAGCCAAGTAGGGCAGGTTTGCCTTCAATCAGTATTGGATGGTTGGGGCAAAATACTATTGTTTACGCAATCGGGCGAAATCTTTTTGAAACACTTATGATGAACCTAGTTCCTTTACAGAATGGTAATGGAGAATTGTGGCCTAAGCCTTGCCCGATATGGGAATGCTTGCCGCGATCCGATGAGCGCAAAAAGATTGATCCACCTTCTACCCCAGCGGAATTATTCACGCACCAATCGCGCAGGATATTTCTCAAGCGTGAAAATGGGGTCATAACCGGATTTAATGCATTGGGTGGGGAGTTTTTTGATAAAGAACGCGTTGTAGCTGAAACCATGGCACTTTACATTTTAAATAGTAACAGTGCTAAACCACTTCGCCTATTTAACGATGTTCCATTGTGGCAACTACTCGACAAGATACTTTACAACAATCAAGATACTGTTACATGGTTGCGCTTAATCGGAATTAGCAGCGCAGGCTTTCAAACTTGTGGAATGATGTATGACTCCAAGGCGATGAAATTTGTTGATGAATGTTCAAAAAGATTTACAGCAAATCTCGATCCTAACTTTGCAGATTACATATCTGTTGGCATTGAGCTGTGCCGTTATATCACAAATGAAATTGGCGTATTGTCATACAACATTCAGTTGGCTAGTGGCAAGCAAAATCCAACTGAACTTAAAAAATATGAGTTTTCTAGTGACCTGGATTTGATTTGGGCCAGATTTCTTTCGTCAAATGCCGCCGAATTTAAAATTTTCCAAAAACTAGTTAAGCGGTCTGCATTGAGCTTTTCCAAATCTTTAATTGATAATGCATCCCCAACATCATTTAGAGGTCGAATAGTTACGGTGAATGGCACAGAAAAGTATTATTGCACACCAAAGGCTTATAATTCTTTTTTGTATTATCTCAACCGATTGATTCCAGAGGAATCCAATAGTCTTGAAACTATAGAAGAACATTTAAGCTCTTACAAGGCAGATCTTAAACCAAAGGAGGAAGGTGAGTAAATGGAAAGCAAAAACACATTTTCGAACATTGTAAAAACGATAATGTTTAAGAAAGAGATGGACGGAGTTCAGCTTGCAAAACTGTTAGGATGTTCTCAATCTAACGTGTCCAAAAAGCTTAGATTAAATAATTTTAGAGAAAGTGATATACGCCAGATATCTGAAGCATTAGGATATGACGTTTCTATCAAACTCACATCAAAGGACACAGGAGAGGAATTGCAGATGTTGTAATAGTGTATTTTACATTTCTTTACATTATTTAACTTTATTTGACAATAATTGACATTTATTTACAGTAAAATATTCTTTAAAAGAGTTGTCAGTTTATCTGGCAGCTCTTTTTGTCGTTAACATGTCGTATCCCTGTCGTTTTTACATCTTATTTTTATGGCACAATACAGTCAGAATAAGAGGAAGGAAGGTGTGAATGATGTTTCCTGAATCATTTTTAACTAAAATATTTGAAAGACCAGATGTATGTATGATTCCAATGCAGTATCAATCAGCAATGATTCAGGCTATTGGAGAGGTTCTTGACGAGGAAGGAGTGATAATCGACGATGCCGATACCAAATCAGATGTATCAACCGTACAACCAACAGACAATGTATGGCCAATATAATAGTTATTACCCGTATCAATATCAGCAGCCGCGTTATGATCTGCAGCAAAACCAACCGCTTTTTAATCAACAGCAAAGCATTCAGCCACAGCAGCAGGCTGGATTGAACGGAAAGGTCGTGCAAGCTGTCGAACAAATTACTGCGAACGATGTACCTATGGACGGCTCAGTTGCCGTATTCCCAAAGCAAGACATGTCAGAGATCTATGCAAAATCGTGGAATGCAGACGGAACCATTAGAACGATTGTATATAAGCCGTACACAGCTTCACAGCCAGATGTGGCGAATAGTTCAGCCGACATGTCCAAAATGAAAATGGGGCTATCTGACGAGGCTACAGAGGCATTTATGGCAAGATTTGATAGTCTTGAAAAGAAGTTTGATGAACTGATGCCTAAGATAGCGCCTAAAAGGTCCGGAGGCTTAAAGAAGGAGGCAAATGAGAATGAATAATCCATTTCAGCTATTTCAAGCCATGAGGAATCCACAACAATTTTTGCAGCAAATGGCCGGAAACAGCCAAGCCATGAGCAATCCTATTTTAAAAAATGCTATGGATATGGCAAACAAAGGCGATACAAAGGGTGTAGAACAATTAGCACGCAACCTTTGTAAAGAAAAAGGGATAAATGTTGATGATGCTGTTCGCCAGATAAAAAGTCAATTGGGAATAAAATAATGGGTGAAATTTTATCACCCATTAGAAAAACTACTTATACACTTTTTCTGTAAAAGCTCTTTCAACAGTCCAACCTTTTCGAAGGCGATTATGAAGAACATCCCAACTTATTCCGAGCAAATCAGACCATTCTTTTAGAGTTTTGGTTTCTCCGTTATACTCTATATTCAAATTATTTGATTTGTTTATAGCTTGTTCTCCAGAAGTTGCCCAACGACAATTATTTGGCTCATAGTTACCATTATTGTCAATTCGATCAAGTGTGTAGTTCTCAGGACGTCCACCAATAGATTCGGACCATTCTACAAATTTCCAAAAGTCATGCCATTCTTCGCACACGGTTATTTCTCGTTTGCCATATTGGTAATACTTTGGATGGTTTGGGCTTTCACAACGTCCGATCATGTTTTTCCATAGCCCATATAGTGGATTTTTAGTTCTTCCATCAATATATACCGGACTATTTTTTAGCAAACAACCGCAACTTTTCACTTTGTGATTTTTAAACAGGTAAGGCAATACCCTAACTTTATTTCCACAATCACATAAGCACTCAATATACTGCCTTTTATCAGATGGCCTTCTTTCTGAAAGACCTATTGCTGTAAGCATATTAGATCTTTGACCTATATAATTATCTATGCTGATCTTAGGCTTCCTTGAGTAAGAACAGGACCCACAAGATTTCTGATGGCCCTTAATAACTCTGTCAGGAGCAAAGGAGATAATTCTTCCACAATCACACTTGAAATCAAACCCATTTGGGATATCTGAATTTTTTGATTGTGAAATTACAGTAAGATGGCCATATTTTTTCCCTTTATAATCGGAAATGTGATACTTGAGCATAAAAACAACACCTTGCCTTTCGTGTTTTTAATCGCCTACCAATAAACGTGCAGAAGTCACTAGGCATTGTGATTTTCGGGTCGCGATTCCCTATCTGCACAAAGATATTATAACACAAAAATATTAAAAATGATACTAATTCTTGCAAGATTATGTATATAAAAAATTATTACGGAGGTAAATAGTATGTTTAACTCAGGAAACTGTAGTGTACCATTAGTGGCTAGCATTGATGGTAACGGCAATAACAACGGCGGCTGGGGCAACGACGGCTGGGGGCTTATTTGGATCGTTTTGATCTTCGCCATTTTCGGCTGGGGTAATGGCTTCGGTGGCTGGGGCAACAACGGTGGCGGAATGGGTTCTACCGCAGCAGCCTACACAGATAGTGCAATTCAGCGCGGCTTTGATAATCAAGCAATTGTCGGAAAACTAGACGGAATTACCAATGGTCTTTGTGACGGATTCTACGCGGCCAACAATAGCATGTTAACCGGATTCAATGGGATCAACACAAACATCATGCAGACTGGATATGGCATTCAGCAGGCTATCAACGCTGATACCGTAGCTAATATGCAAAATACAAATGCTCTGCAGGCACAGTTAGCTAACTGCTGCTGCGAGACACGCGAAGCTATTCAGGGTGTAAATTACAATATGGCAACCAACACTTGCGCATTGCAGAACACTATGAACAACAACACCAGAGATATTATTGACAACCAGAATGCAGGTGTGAGAAGCATCCTTGACTACCTTTGCCAGGACAAGATTGCTACCTTGCAGGCTGAGAACAATGATCTTCGCAGAGCTGCTTCACAGGATCGCCAGAGTGCACTGCTCACCACAGCAATGGCTGCGCAGACCAATCAGATTATTGACGCTGTAAGACCTACTCCAGTACCGTCTTTCCCGGCATCTAATCTCTATGGCTATGCTTACGGATGCGGATGCAATAGTGGTTGCAACTGCTGACAAAATTAAATATCGGTATCTTAACCAAAGTGGTTATGTCTGCTAACTAGCGCAGTATTACTATCAGCAAAGGGGCAGACTCAAAATAGAGCCTGTCCCTTATTTTAAGGAGGTATCAAAATGGCAGAATATGTTGCAGTCGCAACACAGGAAGTTGCGGCAAATGAAAATGTAACTTTTACAAACACATCTGTTAAGGGTTCAAACTGCATACAGCACCGTGAAGGCAGTGGAATCATTACTCTTAGAGGTCTTACGAATCAGTGCCAGGCACGTTTTTTTGTAGGCTTCTCTGCAAATATAGCTCTTCCAGCCGGGGGAACTGTGGCTCCTATATCATTAGCAATTGCTATCAGTGGTGAGCCAGTGCTTGCTTCCAAAATGATTTCAACACCAGCTGCAGTATCTCAATTCAGTAATGTGTCCTCAGGCATTTTTATCAGTGTTCCACGTGGCTGCTGTGTAAATATTGCAGTTGAGAATACAAGTGGCGTTGCTATTGAAGTTGCTAACGCAAACCTTATAGTGAATAGAGTTGCTTGATTGGAGGTAGACTATGCATAAATGGGCTAAAGAGATCTTAGAATGTGTCAAAGAAAAAGCCAAAGCTATCGGAATTGATAATTTTGAAGGTCAGAATCTCGATGATTTAAAAGATTGGACCGAAATCGTTAAGAACATTGCTTGCTTTGATAAAGATTATCGCATCGTTGAGGCAATGGATAAGCTGCAAAACGATGATGAAATCATGGAAATGGTTGAGCAATACGGTGATTACCCGTCACGCCGCTATTACGACCGCTACAGATACGCTAACGGCAGATTTGCCCCAAAGGGTAGAGGGACAAGAACCACAGGCAGACGCGGTTATGACGAACCACCTTATTGGCACATGACACCAGAAATGTATTATGAATGGGCTGATATGCCAGAAGAAGAGCGTATGCGTGATCTTGATAGACTCCGCTTTGGGCGCATGTACTACTCTGACCCACGTAGAGGCTCCCAAATGCCGTCAGATGGTAGAAGCGTAGAAGATATGGGAATGAAGCCAGAAAGCCGATATGACCGTGCTAGAAGGTCATACAGTGAGACTAAAGACATGCACAAAGCCAACACTAAAGAAGACAATGACGCAAACATGCGAGGGCTTGAGTCCTTGCTAGCCGTTATCGACGAAGATCTTAAAGAGATCATGCCAGGGCTTTCAGCTTCCGAAAAAACGATGATGAAAACTAAGATGACAAACTGGGTACAGCGTATATAATCAATGGTACAGCCGGGGGCAGATGCTCCCGGTTTTATTTCAATTGCGCACTTGATATAAATGTGCTATAATGGGGGTATCAAATGTTTTTTACAGTAAATAACAACACTTGGCAAGTTTGCTTTGTCAATCCTGGCGATCCGCAGTTGCAGCGCAGTGACGGAACATATACTCTCGGTGTAACCGACAACAATTTAAAGACTGTCTTTATGTGTAATGATCTGTCAAGCCAGATGATTGATAAAGTGCTGTGCCACGAATTAACACATGTTCACGCAATGGAATACGGATACTCTATCCCGATTGAAACAGAGGAAATTGTCGCAGACTTTATAAGTCTTTTTGGCAGGAGTATAGTAACTGTTGCAGATGAACTTATATATCAGCTTTTAGGAAGCAATGCAATTAGGTACTGTGCATAAATAAAGGCCACAGTACACACGACTTTAGGCAATATGCCAGAAAGGAAGGCAGATGTACACAAAGATTCACACGCAAAAAGACGTTCTCCGTGAGCGATATCTTTATCAATCCGAACTTACTCCACTGGGATTTCCAAAACTGCTTCCAGTACATGCTGCTCTGAGTGGGCTTAATGCAGTATCATTTTGTGAGGCGGTGAAAGAAAAAAATCCGAAGAAGGCGCTTTGCCACTTTTTTATTGATGATGCACGGTTCGAGCCATTATGGAATCAACCGCAAAAGTATCTTCCGATGCTTGAAAATTTCAAATATGTCTGTGCTCCTGACTTCTCATTTTATGACTCTATGCCAAAGGTCATGCAGCTGCATCAAGTGTACAGAAGCCGTGCCCTTGCATGGTGGCTATTTATGAACGGCTGCAACGTCATCCCAACTGTAGGTTGGGGAAATGCAGAGACGTTTGATTTTTGCTTTGAAGGGCTGCCAGAAGAGAGTACGCTGGCAATCAGTACAAACGGCTGCTTTATCGATCAAGGCAAGGAGTGTTATCGACAGGGCTTCAAGGAAATGTGTTCCCGGCTCCATCCTGCAGAAATTTTAGTCGTTGGCCGCCCCATTGATGTGGACACAGACGTAAAAATCACGTATCGAGAATCATTCGGACAACAGCTTACAAGAAAGTTGAGGGGATGACATGGGCAGTAGAAGTGGAAAGAAGCACGAAATCAGCATAACAACCTATGTCGGCAGTTTGAAGCGCATCAGAACAGAGGAAACTGTCGGGAACATCACGGTCATAAGAACCGAATATAAACAGCAGAGACAGAAGCAGCGCCGTAAGAAAAGCCGATAGATTTTGACATTATTTTACTGTAAAATACTGTATAATAATGTAAAGTAATGTAAAATACTGTCAAGAACTGTAAAATAATAGGGATAGATTTGATTCTATCCCTACTTTTTAGCTATGCTCTAACATCATGTACAACTGGTGAAAGATCTTGGACTCTGCTTCCTATCGCTATAGGTGGCAACCATCTGATCACAAGTTTTCTGTTTCCTGCCTTTTCACTCCCTATCCAGAAATGATGCCAGTGTGCGCGGCGTACATGTGGAGTCTTTTTACTTCCTGCGGCAGAGGGTAGTGTATCAAGGTTTTGTTCATTTGCTTCTGTCTTGTTCTTGTATACATTGATTTCCCTAACGTTCCTTATTTCAGCTCCCACACGGTATCCTGCATCCAATACCTTAGGAATCTCCTTTGCACCAGAACGAGTATATTTCTTTCTTGCTTTCTTGTTTTCTTCATTCTCGACAATATCTACATTCTGTGATAATACAAACAGAATCATTTGTATTGTACTTTGAAATATTTCACGATCTTTTCTATATGTTTTTTCGAATTCCTCCGAAAACTGAGGTAGCCCCATTCTTTTATAGTTGTCAATTCCAGAAGAAATTGTATAGTCTATGCATTTTTGTAATTTATCGGACGACAGAGTTAAAAAGTAATGCGCCGACTCAATTCGATTTTCATCATAATTAAAGAAAAGTCTTTCAATCCTTAATTCGTATAGTTTAAACTCAAAATCGTAATTTAAATATGCGAATCTTGATTCATCGTCAACTTGAAAGCATAGACATTTATATGGTAAATGAAGTAGCATATCTACCGGAACTTTTTCTATTCCTTCCGTTTCTTTTAATTCATTGTAAAAGTCTTCATCAAAACGATAAATCACTTTTGATAAATCCCACGCTGCTATCGCTGAAATCAGCCCCGCAGTAGCATTTCTGAGCCTTTTGAAATACTTCGCATCCGGCTTTCCCATACGTACTTTGTGAAGCTCCATTAGTATTCCATCATTAGGACAGTACACAATATTTTCATCCCATTTCGCACCCTGCGCTTTAAAATCCTCAATCGCAGCCTTTATCTGGTCAGCCAAATCAGGTTCAGCCTTTAAAAATCCTTTGTACAGTTCTAGCGCCAGGATTCGTTTATTCTCAACTTTTTTCTTTCTCTTCGCCATTTTGTCTCCTATTTTCTTCCAACGCCATTTTAACATCCTCTTCGGTCTTTTCAACTGGTAACTCTTCCAATCGCCAGCCCTTATAAGTATACACTGGCCTAGATCTCCGTGAAGACACACCACGTAAACTACTTGCAATTGCAGTAAAACCACCACGCACGCGTCCAGCTGCAATATTTTCTGGTACATCTTCATCAAAGAACCTTCGGCAATTTCTTCTAGCCCAATCCTTCAACGATACTGCTATATAGTAATTTCCTAGAGGATCAATTAAAATCCATTTTTTAGCAGTTCTGTTTTGCGGTCCCGGTTGTCCTTCTGGCAAAGCATGAGCCGCTTTAGTTGCTTCTTTTGCAAATCGTTCGCGAGCCGCTTTTACTAATTGACTTTTCTTTTGAGCTTCAATTAGAGCAGGCGGCATAGGTGTCCCCTTTGGCGTACACAAGCCGTGTTTCTTTCTTAATTGTGCCGCACATTTAGCAGAACAACATTGTTTTGTATCACTCGGATGCCAAATAAATGGCTTTCCACATATTGCACAGTTGTGGTATTTACGTCTTCTTACGCATCCACATGTTACACATCTGTAAAAGTGAGATGCCTGCATTTCTTTTATGTTTCCACATTTTAAGCATTTTACTTTCCAAAGGCTTATTCTTTTTCCAGTATTAGGGCTGACATATTTATTTTCAGAAACTCCCAACACGACTAAATCTCCGTGCCGTTCGCCTGTTAAATCTCTCTTTGCCATTGATGACTCCTTTTCCCCTGTCAATATGCACCATTGCAAAATAACAGTACGTATGCGTGTTTCAAATATTATACAAAAAGTTCTTGACTTTTTCAAGTCATCATGCTTCTTTAAAATTGAAGAGGATGCTTCTTCCGGCTTCGGTCGCTATTCACAGGCATTAAACCGTCTGTGTAGATTGAAATAAAATTATAATTGTACGTGTGAGTACAGGGAACGTCTGTTTAAACATGCTTCATATTCTCTTATCAAATACTTCCATAGTACAGCGCAACCGCCATACCACCGAAGATCAGCACACCGAGTAACAAGTCACTAATGCCCTTTGCTACTGCATCAAGCATTTTTCCATGCTTTTCTTCTTTTTCAATCGTTGCCTTGAATCCTCTTGATTTCTGGCAAAGAATGGCACGTTCTGCACTGCTGCACATCTTTTCAATCTGCAGGTTTGATTCCCAAATCACCTTCATTTTATCACCTCTTTCTGCATCACGCAACCTTTTCGATAATAACAACCGCCGACAGTGGCGCTTCATACCGGAAAAAATCAGCCGCATTTTTAAATTGTGAATCCATCACTGGGATATACTCGTCTGGGTAGATATGAGCCGTAGAATACTGAATGTAACCCGGATTCTTTACGGATGCGTGCAATATGCGTTGCTCTGTGTATGCCTTGCCGTCAATTTCGTGCTGTACTTCCCAGTGTGCCACCACACCTGGAGCCTTTACCGCCTCGAATACTCGCGCCCATGACACAAAAGCCACAGCATCAAGACTTGCAATTTCTTTCTCAAGCTTCTCCAACTCATCACCGTGAGCCTTGAAAAGCTTTATATGCAGCTCTCGCGGCGCGGCGCTGATAGATACCGTCTGTAAAATCATCGTTTTAGCCTCTCTTTTAACTTTCTTTATTCCCCTGATCAGGAGAGAAGAACGCGCCCGGAATCGAACCGGAATCACCCCGAATCGAGCCAGGATGAACCGCACCAGCAGCCACGCTTTTTTTGCTTCATTATCTTTCCCAACGGGCGCGCTCGATATCTTTTTCAAAAATAACGCCTGTCTTTTCTTTTTTGAGCTGTTCAAAGCGTTCTATAGCTTTCTTGCGTTCCTTACCTTCGTAGCGTATAACCTCGGTTAGATCTTCGTAGCCATCCACCAGATTAACCGTGTAAAACTGGATGAAGTAAAACACTTTACCCCCATACTTTTTTTCACGATACAACTTTATTTTTTGCTTGGTTGGAGCTGTTGCAATAAAATTGTATCTTTCAGTTAATGCGACGCGGTACGCTTTCAGCTCTTCCATGACTTCTTCCAGCTCTTCAAGCGTTCTCTCGACACTGTTAAAGCTGTTTAATATGGTCTTGGCCGTGTGCAGAGTTTCCGGGTGTCTCTCATAAATATATATTTTCTTGTCACTTGTCTTTTCAGCGTTTCCATAACGCGTAAATAGCTTGTTGAGCAGCTGCTTGTTTTTATCCGCGCAGGTGTCGCGTTCTGGACACCTGCAGCAGTTCTTTTCACATCCTGTCATGCCGTTTTACCTCCTAGAATCTCTGTTGGATCAGTTCGGAAGATAAACGCATGTTTGAATTTGCTATAATATCCACCGTGCCTTTTCATCTTTTCGTTTTCTGCAATATATTGTTCTTTGCTCAGGCTCTCAGAAACTCTTACAAGCCACAGGACAGAACCATCACGGGTATCTTCTCCGCGTGTAATTTTATACGTATATTTTGCTTCCTTGGCTTTCTCCTCAACCTGTTCTGTCTTTTCTTCCTTTTTTGGTTTTTCGCTTGCCTTTGGCTTAACTTCCTTTTTCTGATTTTTGATTCTTGGCGTCTTAGGCACGATTTTTATATATTTTCCATGGTCTTGGCAGCAACCAAAATAGTAGAAGTTAACGTCAAAATAATCTATCATTCCGTCACTGTCGTTATAATTATAAGAATTAACAAAAGCATCAACATCATCAATTACCGCTTTTGTAATATCGTTTAAAACATTTTTTCCGGAACTTTCAGATTCTTCAATAACTTTTCTTTTTTCTTCTTTTGAAGCATTTAAAAATTTTAAACGTTCATCAATTACATAATCCCACGGATAAAGGCATTTGGAAATTTTTGAAAAATCATCGCTTGTAAGTTCGTCAAACGGCTTGTAAATTTCAATAGGGCTTTCCAAAATGTCAACGTGCAATTCCTGGCACATAGACGCGTAAGAAGTGCGCACGCTAAACTTGTAAAGCGGATATTTTTCCTTAATATATGTACGGACAATTTTTGCAATTTCTTTCAGTGAAAGATTACCATTATAGTTACTTCCGGCCCAGCCATAATCTGTATAAAATTCAAAACGGGTACCTTCTGCAGTTTCTGTTACCTTTTCACCGGTTTCCTTTTCTTCCTTGTCTTTCCAAATTGCAAAAAGAGCGTCATATTCAGCGTTAATTTCCTTCATAACCTCAGCGTCTCCGCCGTTATCTGGATGATTTGCTTTTAAAAGAGTCTTAAATTGTGATTTAAGATCACTGTATGATTTTACTTTTTTAAAATATTTAGCCATTGTTTCTAACCTCCATTTTTTCTTTATAAACGCAACCGCTGTAAATCTTATTTTTTTCTCCTCTACATCCATTCAAAAATTTCTTGCAGTTATAGCACATGGAATTATATGTCTGATTATCAGTTTTTCTTTTTGCACTTCCTGCAGTCTCGGCTGAATATGTTTCTTCGCTTGCGGTTGATTCTTCTGTTTCTTTGCCTTTGGTTTCTTCAGCTTCTGCTGCTTCTTCGGTTGCTTCGGTTTCTTCTATTTCTATATGACAATCATATATCATTTCATCAACCAAATTTTTAATAGTATGATTAAAAGTGTCCTTATGAGATATAATCATGCCATCATTTTTGATGTAATACCACAAACCTGTTTCGTAGTCCTTATACAGCACTTTTGTAATCTGCACATTGTCCTTGATAAATAAAACATTGATATGTAATTTCATCCACGACGTTTTTGTTGTGATTTCAGAAATTTCCAAATCATCGAAATGGAATGTAAGGAGTTCTGTTTCAAGCTTTCTTGTAATCATATTCAAATCGTTTTTCTGGTTTATCATATTCTTACCTTTCTTCAAGTCTTTCCTTGATGTCTTTGTTTTCCTTGTTTCTGACTGTATTATATAACAACGTACGTGTATATTCAATAGTAATTTTATATAAATGTACGTGTATATTTTTGTGCATTATGTACGTGTATATTTTTGTTTTTATAGTGTATAATTATGTTAGAGGTGGAAAAGGGGCCTCTATAATATATGGAAAGGAAAGAAAAACCTATGGCAATATCAGACGCACACAAGCAAGCTACTATAAGATATGCAAGCAAGACTTATAAGCGTGTGCCGCTCGATTTGCGGCACGAAGATTACACCAGACTACAAGAGGCGGCAGCAGCTACAAGCCTATCAGTCAACGGCTATATAAAAGCCGCGATAGCCGAAAAAATCAGCCGCGATAGCATCCGATCAGCGGCACCAGATGCAGAAGGACCTGCAGCGGCTACACCGCCAGAACTGGAAACGGTAGACCTGCAAAGGCTCCTGACTGATGCACGGTATCAGCTTGATATCATGGATATATACGGCCAGGAGCAGACGCAGCGGCTACTTGATCAGGCACGAAGCAAATAAAAAGGTGGGCATTTTCGCCCACCTTATTTTTTATGCTAGCTCTTTTTGTGCTGTGCCTGTATAGCTCTGTGAGCCGTACTTAAGTCTGATTGTTGCCATATCTGCACCGCCGCGGCGACCGTGCCAACCTTCTTTTTCTTCTCTCCAGTACCACATTTTTTTCTTGCTAGAAAAGAAGCATCCAGCCGCCTTGATGATATCTTTCACTGGGTAAGTATCACCAGATACCCACACCCAGGAGCCACAAATCTCTATAGTGATGCCTGCAAGCCCTGCCAACTTTTCAAGTACGGCGCGCATTGCATCAGTAACACCATCACCAGATGCAGAAGGACCTTCAGCACCTGCGGCACTCTTTGTGCTCTCTGCGCTATCCTTTGGAAGTACCTTGAAAAGCTTGTCATACTCTGCATTGATCTCCTGCATGATTTCAACGCTACCGCCATTGTCTGGGTGATACTGCTTAAGCAGCTCTTTATACTTTTTGCGTAACTCCTGTACATCCTTCACACCTTCAAAAAATCTTCTTGTCATATCTTTTTACCTTCCTTTTTTCTTTTTTTATATTTTGTTGTCAAAGTGTTTTGCTTCTTTGCTATGTATATATAGTAGCACGCTCAAGCGTGTATGTCAAGTACTTTTTGCACGTTTTAGCGTGTATTTTTTACTTGACTTTTTGCACCGCAGAAGCTACTATATATATGTAAGCATTTGATCACGAGGAGGTATAAAAGTTGTTACAATACAAAATTGATGTGCTAGAAGCATTAAAAGAGGTAGGCGTTACTTTTTCAAGCTGCCGCAAAAGCAAAATCTTTTCTCAAGCCACGCTTTCACGCTTTCGCAAGGGAGACGCAAGCATTGACGCAGAGACTTTAAACCGCCTTTGCTGCATCCTAGAGTTGCAGCCGCGCGACTTGATCCGCTATACAGAGGAACCGGCAGACACCGCATTATATAAGGAAGTGCACGAGCTGAAAAAAAGTTAAAAAAACTTTTAAAAGCCTCTTGACATACACGCTTGAGCGTGCTATACTAAAGGCACAAAGAGAGAAAGGAACCGCAAAGGCGGCAATGGTAAAACAAAATGAACGAAGAAAAAATGAAACGAGTATTAGAAGCGGTAGTACAGCAAAAGCCACTTGCTGAGGAAGATTGGCCGAAAGAGCGTAAGGAGTGGGGCTGGTTACTGGATAACACATGCAATGTATACCAAGGCTTTGGATTTCAGAACAAAACATTAACAAAATCAGTTCAAGCTGTAGCCGAAGATTTTTGGAAATTTGTCGACAGAGTGTATCCGGAACATGAGGAACCATGGCCGGACTGGGTAAAGGATCTTGCTGCTGAGTTTGCTTCCAGCGATGAAGACGATGAAGACGAGGAAGAGAAAGAGTCAACAGAGGAAGATATCCGAAATAAGAATATAGAACGAACCCAAAAGTTAAGGGCTACAATTGAGGAGTTTCAGAAAAATTGCGCAGAAGAGTATTTAATGCAAATGCCAGCGGAAGAATTAGAAGCGTGGAAAACATTGGCAAAAATCGACAGCCATTATAAAATCCAAGTGTGGTGTGGATATAGAAGAGAAACTACAATCACAAGCGACTTCGTAATCGACGATACGGCGGTAAATTTAATACGAGAACGCGAATGGGTAGAAGAAACGCGAAAACATAGAGTTGCACACGATTTCAATTACTATAAAATATAAAAAAATGTTACTGTATCAGCTGAGAGAAGAAACAAACAGAAAGGTGAAAAAATGAAAATTAAAGATGAAAAAAGACTTGTAGAAATTACTTTGAGAGTATGGAGTAATGGCCAGTATAGCCAAGACCTCAGCGTTGGCCTTTTAGATGATGGCTCTTTCGAATATGAACAAGGAGCTTGTAAAGTAGATAACGTCGATGATATCATTGACTATGCTTTTGACTGGCAAAATTGCACAGGTGATTTTATTGAGGATGAAGACCCAGACAACAACCGCCGCGTTGATGTTGATATAATTTCTGATTCAAGCCATGAAAAGCCGTACGATGAGTTCACAGCGAGAGCGCAGCAAGTAAAATCTGACGCACTGGCAACGGATGAGGCTGCCGCCCTTTTTGATGGGGGATGGCGAAGCAGTGATTATTACCAGCTGATGTTTGAGCGTAGATGTGACAAAGAAGAAGCCGCCGGCATCTGTGCAGCACTTGCCACTTTTGAGCAGTAATTCGCACCTGCCCGGCAAGGTTAGAGCCGGGAGAAAGAAGTTTTATGCAAACGGTTAAAATTTTTAGAGTGTATGGAGCCGAGGGACACCGCCAGCGCGAAAGCTTTTATCGCTCCTATGTATCCGATATATCACGCCCAAATTCTCCGCGCTCCATCGAGGTGCGGAACAGTGACAAGACAGGGACCAATGATTTTTCTATTTTGCAGATCGTTGGAGAATCAGACATTGACTGTTACACTGAACTACAATTACAACTGTCAACTGGAGCTTTTGAGTGCTCGAAAGTAGGCGATGTATACGAGATTCTAGCCGATGGTCTCGCCGTAAAGATGGGAGCAACAGACCGGGGCTTTTTGCCTGTAGGCACTCCCAAAAGTCTTCCAGCGCCAACCCCAAGCAAGCTCAAAAAACCACACAAAAGAGAGCGAAAAAAATATGTGTCCGTGTTGTGTGACGATGGGCACATAGAGAAAGTATTGTATGACAAGATCATAGAGCATGAGAACGCAATTATAGATGACAACTTAGGCTTTGGCTACTTACACAACTACACCTTACAGGAGCTAAGAAGCTACCAAAAAGAAGCCTATGCAGATCTGAAGGAGTTAAAACGGCAGCTTAGAGAGTATCCCGGAAGCGTAATCAAAGAGGACCCTACAACAGAGCGCTTTGTTTTGGCTTATCCCAACTCTTAAAAATTCAGAAAGAAGCACGGCAGGCGCACAGCTTGCCGTTTTTCTTTGCCTATTTTCAGATATTCAGCCGTAAATTTTTAATTTGTGCAACTTGCATTTTTAAAAATATTTAACTTGATTTACACCTCATATTGTTGTATTATGCAATTAAGCTACTATATATAGTATTTATATGTAGCCTAGATATGGATATATAGAGTATATAGCCCATGATCGGAAAAGATTTCAAGCCGTGCTAAAACACGGTGCTTCTTTTTCTGGTCGTGGGCTATTTTCTTTTCCCCAGGCCTACAGCTTTTCCGTGTCGCTTCCTTATATATAATATATACAGTATATATATTTACTGTATATGTATATGGTATATATACTTAATATATTATCAGTGTATTTATATTATATTTATAATTATATGGTGTATATGTATATAATATCTGTATATGTACAGTGTATATAGAGTATATATAATATATTGTCTGATAATATATATATTATATGTACAGTATAGGTATATATGTACAGTATGTATAAGTTATATGTATAGTATATCTCTATGTACTGTATAGGTATAAGTATAAGTATATGTATATCTGTATGTACTGTATATAGATATCTGGTAAGTAGGTATATGTATAGTGTATCTAAGTATATACAGATACAGAGTGCAGGAGCTGACAGTTGACAGCTGATCAAGTCAGAGACGGATACAGCACAGCCAGCAGATGAGGACGGCACACAGTCAGGACAGGCAGCCAGGACGGACACAGACGAGAGCTGGACACGATGAGCACACACAGAAGTGCGCTAGAAGGGCACAGAAGGCGGCTAGAAGGTGTTTAAAGGGGAAAGGCTAAGATATAGCCACATATACGCACGACAAAAAGAAATACAGGGAAAGGAGGGCTACAGAATGCCAAGAGGAGGGAAACGAATGCCAAGCTATAGGGATATTGCAGAAACCATGGACGGAGACGAACTGGACGCTATCCTTGACGTATCTCTGCAGGGGCTAGCTAGAGCACGTGAAAAAGGTTCACAGCCCATGTATAGCAACTCTCCCGAAGGGCTAAAAAGTTTCAAGCACGACTCAGAAGAGTATCTGACATTTGTCCGGAACGTAAACAAAACCCCAACGGAAGGCGGAAAGCTGCGCCTAGTGCCTGATATAGAGTCCTGGGCGGCATTTTTGGGAGTTACGCGGCACATGATCACGGGCTACGAAAAGCGTAGCAGTGATTGGAAGTCTACTATAGATGCGGTAAAAGGCGTTATAACAGCTTGCAAGAAGCAGCTTGCATTTACTGGCAAAATGCCACCAGTGCTTGCAATTTTTGATCTTACTAACAACTCCGACTATGTCAACGCATCGGAGTTCCGGTTATCAGCTGAGGCAGCACCAGAAGCCAAACAGATAACGGCGGAAGAGTGGGAAAAAGTCATTGATGCAGAGCCAGAAGCCCCGAAGCTATCGTATTTTAAATTATCTGACGATTTAAATTAAGATTAGTCAAGGTTTCTTGATATGTGTTAATCTTCAAAGTAACATAGAGTACGTATAATGTTTGTTATACGAACTTTTAACGGTCAATGGTACGTATACTCAGACCAGGGCAGCAAAACACTGTTGCTTTTGTATATACAAATACGCACAATTTAGGTTTTGCCGCCATAGGATCAGGAGCCGCAACCAGCTGCACAGCTGCCAGATGATCACACAAAAAGGGGGTGTAGGGGTCTGAGAGCGTGCCCCCGGCATGGGGCTACTTAGTCCCCCAAATATTTTTCCCAAATAAAAAGCCCCTTTTAACTCGTAACTACACATATGGCAAAGATAGGGAATCGCGACCCGAAAGCTGTGAGCCTTGACAGTTTCTTTGCCGTAATACCAAGGCATACCAGAAAGGTAGGTGTTTATATGAATAATATAAAAATATTTGAAGAGAATGAATTTAATAAAATCAAAGACCTTCAAAAAGAGAAACCTAATTCTGTTGTGGGAATTATATATGCTATTTGGTATGGAAATGGAGTCAGCAAAATTGGAATGTCCTCATTTCCAGCAAACAGAACTTCTATCTTAACACATTACATCAATGACTACATGCAATGCCCAGTAGATAAAATTCTAATCAGTCCATGGCATACAAACTATAAAGAAAACGAAAAGAAACTACATCAACATTTTTCAAAGTTCAGGATTCCAAATACAGAAGTATTTACTGTAAGTGTGGATCAGATTGCCAAATTCATAGTTTCAGATAAAGGCATTCTATTTGAAGATAATTCTGAAGAAATATTAAAGGACATTGAACAAAGTGGAAAAGCGTTAATCGAATTTGGGAAGTCCCTTCTCAGAGGAGATTTTTATTCTTCAAAATCTGATTTTGAAGAGATGTATGATGCCATGTTAGACGATGCGGATTCTCTAACAGAAGAGATTATATTCACAGCAAGAGTGCTAGTTGATGATTATAGAGCTGCGCTAGAAGACAACATGGAAGCAGAGCTTTCAGCACTAAAAGCTCGATTTGTCGAAAAGTGGATCGAACATGGTCTAATCGACGAAAACACAATAGCTGCCAAAAATTTATCAAGCCAATGAAAATATCAACCAAAGAAATAACCGATGAATGTCAGCATTGCGGTGACATACTGGTTTGCCAGTTGTGCCGCGAAGGACACGGAATCAATCGTGAACGAATAAACGTTACCCAAATGGTTACATGCCAGATAGAACACAAGAACAGGAGGTTATCTAATGAGAATCATTTCACAATGTAAAACCAAATCTGTTGAGTTTTGTAACGTTGCTTTGCTGAGACGTGATGAAACTATCTTTGCAAGGACTGCAAACCAAGACATGGTACTTGCAGAGTATAAGACTCCAGTCAGAGCAGCTGAGGTATTTGAGGAATTAAACATTTCTGCTTCTAACTTCTCAACATATATTTACTACATGCCGGAGGAATAAGCAATGGAAAGAAAATTAGTTTTAGTTAAATTTATTGACGGCACAAGTGAAACAATAGAAGCTTATTGCAGTTCGCGAGGTGGATACTATGGCTATCTAACCAAAAAAGAATTGTTTTACGTATCCTGCGCTTCTAACTTCTCAAAAACTCTCTTTCCTCGCGAGTTTGTTAAAGCAATATCCCTTTTGGATGAATAGGAGGAGTAATGGCAAATACAAAATTTGAAAATGCAACAACATGGTTACAAGGTGTTATTTCTGGATATCAAAAGCAGGTCAACGATTTCTCAGCTGCGCCTAATCCAGATGCAAATAAAATAAAAGCATGTAAAGAGCGTCAAGAGCTTTGCCAGTACATTTTGGACTTTATGATTAAGGCTAAGCAGCAGAATGATGTAATGGCTGCTAAGTCAAGTTCTCAAAATACCGCTGTAAAGCCACAGAATGCCACACAATCAATTTCAGCTCATTCAGTGGCAAATACTATAGGTAAAGAACAGCTAGAGCAATTAGAGCTTGTTTTGGGGCTTGATGCTACAATTAGCTTCTGTAGAGCCGTTTTAATCTTGGAGCTTCCGGAATTCGGGTCAAAAGAGGCGCTTCTTGGAACACTTAAAGATTTTGTCTCAAAGCGAAGCTAGGAGGATGTCTTATGAGAGTTTTCGTTTTAACCTTTGACTCCTATTTTGATTCCTACGGTTCTTCACTCGAATTGATTGGCGTCTTTCAGTCCAAAGATAAAGTAAAAGCCGCTATTGAGCAAACAAAAGTTAAATATAAAAAAACCATAAATGAATATCGCGACCATGCTAGATACTACGATGGAATGAGTGATTCTGAAATTGAAAAAGAAATCAATGAACACTTTATCGTTAAGTCTGTCGAGGTTGACAAGGTGATTAACCGAAATTTAGGAGGATACGCGGAATGAGTCAGAATAAAAAAGTGCTTGTGAAAGAGATAAACTTTTCGTCACTAATCCTGATAGGCAAGCTTTTTGGGATTCATGTTTGTTTTGATAAACCCTACAATAACTGGATAGTTGCTTCTTTTACCAAAACATTATTCGATGGCACTACAAAAGATTACAATTATAGATTTGATTGCTCCCTACTGGAAAAATATGACGCTTACCATCTACAAGAGTTTTTTAAATATGTCTTTTTTGAAGAAATTTTGTACGCTTTTATTCAAGACGAAAAAGAGCGATTCTATGCGGTAGGTAATCATGATTAAACCATTGCGAGTTCTTGCACAATGATTGTGAATGTCTTATTAAAACATTCACACAGAAGCATGAACATAATTATCCTATGAAACATTTTGGTTCAATGGCACATTGAGGAGAAAAAGAGTAATGATTAAATTAGAACATGCTGTATTACCAAGTCCAGAACAAATAGAATTTGCTATTGAAGGTCTTCGAAATTCCTTCAATTCATGGTTTAAAAGTGATAGTCATTGGGGCTGTCTTCACCTCGGTGAAGAACGTGATTGTGATACCTGCGATAGTATCCAACCGGATAAATGTACATGGTCTCCACAATTTATAGTTGGCAAAGAAGATATGGCACTTATGCGACGTCTATCTTCATATGGTCCCGATCATCGTAAATTTATGCGTATGCTTCCAGTATGTATCAGAATTACAGCACCGCTTTATTGGTGGAAAGAAGCAGACACATATTCCGTAGGCACTTCAAAGAATAGTTGTAGCACCATGCATCGAATTGATGCCAAAGAATTTACATTAGATGATTTCTCAGCAGAGCATCTTATTGACTTTGAGAGCAGTGAATCTGATTTCCCAATATTTCACGGAGCAGAGCATTCACCAATTGACCTGTTGAATCAGACAATCCGTATACTTAATTTTTACAGGCAAAAATATCTTATTACCAAGGAAAAGAAGTATTGGTGGCAACTAATTCAACTACTGCCCGATTCTTATAACCAGACCAGAAATGTAACGCTTAACTACGAAGTCCTTGCAAGCATCTATAAAGCACGCCGTAACCATAAGCTGGACGAATGGCGAGATTTTTGCAACTGGATTGAAACATTGCCGTATAGTGATCTTATCACTGGAAAGGAAACGAAATGACATTTGACGAGTATCAGCGCGGTGTAATGAGAACCGCATCAGACGTAACAAAAGCAACAAAGGAAAACATGCTTATGAATGGTATCCTCGGTACTGCAGGTGAAGCAGGTGAGCTTGTTGATCTTCTCAAAAAGCAGATTTTTCAGGGGCATCCGTTCGATAGAGAACATCTTATCAAGGAATGTGGTGATGTGCTGTATTATCTGGCGCTTACTGCTGAGGCGCTTGATACCTCTCTTGAGGATATTGCAATCAAAAACAACAGGAAGCTTTGGGAGCGCTATCCTAACGGCTTCAAGGCTGAAAATTCACTCCATAGAAAGGAAGGGGATATTTAATGTTTGTTCTTATTCTCCGTGTTCTGGCATCTCTTTTCAACATCTTTATGCTGACTAGCATTATAGGATGGCTGAATGAGAAAAGATCCAGAGAAAGACTTGCCAGTGCTGTAGTACTTTCTGCGTTCTTTATCATGAATCTTGTCTTGACAGCCAGTGGTTTGTGAGGATAAGATCACGCTGGGGTTATCGCCAAATGGTAAGGCACAGGATTTTGATTCCTGCACTGTTGGTTCGATTCCAACTAGCCCTGTTGTGCCATTAGCTCAGTTGGAAGAGCACTTGACTTTTAATCAAGGCGTCGTGGGTTCGAGTCCCATATGGCGCATACGGACCTTTAGCTCAATAGGTTAGGGCAGCTGCCTCATAAGCAGCCGGGTCTGGGTTCGAGTCCCAGAGGGTCCATATGCAGTTTGTAAACGATGTGGTTTTTTCTTTCTTTGTGAAATCCCTTTCTCTTTTCCCACAAAGTAGCAACTGCAACTCCCCGTGAGAATCAACCTGCGGACAAGTCAGCCGCAACCGTATAGGCGGTTTTTGGGTAGATGTGCAGAATTGGTATTGCAACAGACTGTAAATCTGTCATCTTCGGATATGTAGGTTCGAGTCCTGCTCTACCCACTTTTGCCGCGATGCCACAATGGTACTGGGCTAGTCTTGAAAACTAGTGATCTGTAAAAGGACTGAGGGTTCGAATCCTTCTCGCGGCGCTCCAGTTGCCTAGGGTAGCTCCCGAAAAGCAGAACCTGTGACTGCTTGGCAACTGATTTGTAATCACAGGAATACATTATCGCACAGGAGGTAAAACAGATGTCGGAGAAGGCAAAAAAAGAAATAGTAATATCGGAGGGCAGAGATTTTAAAGGAATCTGGATTCCAGAACGTCTTTATTTATCACCGGATTTAAGTCCTAGAGAGAAATTCTTGTTAATTGAGATATATAGCCTTACTCAAAAAGACAAAGGCTGTTTTGCTTCTAACAAGCATTTTGCCAACTTCATTGGCTTAAAAGAAAATAGTATCCAAAAGATGCTTTTAAAATTTGAACAACTGGGATTGATTGAAAGAATCTTTGAATACAAAGAAAACACTAAAGAAATCGACAAGCGAATCATTATCCTCACTCAGAAATTTTTTGATTCTTTTGTCAATGAAAAATCTATTTCTTCTAACATGGAAAAAAATCCATGTGGGGGTATGGAGAAAAATCAACAGGGTGGGGTTGAAAAAAGTCCACAGATAAGTAATACAATAGATATTAAGTATAACAGTAGTTTAAGTGATACAGATAAAGAACATGCTCTATTATCAACTAAAGTTGACAATAGAGATAAATACATGGTTTCGCGCACTAAAAGTGCTCAAAACTCAGGTGGCAAGCCCCAAAAGAAAGAACCTACTGTTGATCCAGATGATTTTATCAAATCTAAGGAGCTAGTTCTTAAAGATGAGCTTCACAGACTGTATTCGAACAATCCTAGAAACATCTTTACTACAGAGCAACAGGAAAATGACTGGGTTGACAAGGAATATAACAGCCTGACTGCTATTATTTTTGAGTTTAACCACCAATACAAAGCATCTACAGGCTTTGACGCTAAGAATCTATCAGACGAGAGTCTTAAACGAGTTGCAAGAAGCTATATCAAGTCACCAGAATCTTTAAAAGATGACTATGATGACCTTCAAAGCAACAAGGTTTTGATTGAAGAGTATCTAAAAACTGATTATGGCAGCAAACATGGAGTGATTGTAAAAAGTTTATCGCACTACATGTCTGGCAGCATCCGAGAAATGTTGTTTTATAAACACTTGTATTAACTTGCTAGCTATATACACGTACATTATGCTAGCTATATATGTACGTTGATACAAGTATACACGTACACTAGGAGGTGTAAATGCAGAATATAGAAATCAACTTTGGGGTTCGTCCATGTATTGTAACTCAAAATGGCGAAGAAAAGAAAGCGTTATTCCATATGTGGGAAAATTTTGCAAAGCCTGTTGCAGCGGATTTGTATATTGGCGGTTGTCCTGAGGGACAAATGAGCATGATATTTGGGCTTGTAGAGTATGAGGACGGCACGATGGGCGAGGTAAATCCAAGCCAGATTCGATTTGTTGACAATAGGATCAAAGGCTATGCTTTTGAGGAGGGCTGATTCATGGTGAAATATAGACCACACAGAGGAGCATTATGCGACGCAATGGCAGAAATGAGAATCTTTGATTCTGTCGAAGATATGTTCCACTACATTGTCGAAGACTGGAAAGCATATGGAAATCCATTTGATATCGGAGATTTAACCATAACGTGTGATGAAGGAAAAGACGAGCGCATTAACTGGAAGGAAGGCAGATATGTCTGCACTAGACGAATGCGAGAAAAGATTTTTGACACGCCGCAGTGTATTGGAATGTGTTCGATTGAATCGTAGATAGGGGATATGCCACGATGAACAGCGTCATGTACAGTAGTAAAACCGATCAATGGTCCACTCCGCAAGACTTCTTTGATGAACTGAATAATGAATTTAATTTTGATCTTGATCCTTGCGCCGATGAATTAAATCATAAGTGCCAACATTTTTTTACAAAGGAACAGAACGGCTTATCTAAAGATTGGGAGGGACATTGCGTATTCTGCAATCCACCATATGGCAAAGATATTGCACTTTGGGTTGAAAAAGCATACATAGAGGGAACAAAGGCCAATACAATTGTTGTTATGTTAATTCCTGCTAGAACTGATACAAGGTATTTTCATAATTTTATCCTTAATCGGTCGGAAATACGATTCATCAAAGGAAGGCTTAAATTTGGAAACAGTCAATTTTCGGCACCATTTCCGTCAATGGTAGTTATCTTCCGGGGGGACCAGGCATGTAGAAAGGAGAGCGAAATGCAGCAAGATGATTTGCAAACAAAAGTTGTGGAACAAGCCGCCCTTATAGCGGCGGCACTCAAAAAAGGTAAAGACGTTGAGGTACGGCGAACCGCAGCTGGAATCAGTGTTGCCGAAGTTAGCAAGAAGGTGGTGTACCGATGATTATTGACTACATGAAAAATGTTGACTGCCTCATTGGTATGAAAGATATTCCAGGCAAATCTATTGATATGGTCTGTGCAGATTTGCCATATGGAATAACTCATAATAAATGGGATGCTGCTATTCCACTGGCTGAGCTTTGGGAAGGAATTGACAAAATCATCAAAGACGCAGGTGTTATTATATTGTTTGCGAGTGGAATGTTTACTGCTGATTTGATGCAAAGCAATAGAAAAAATTGGAGATACAATCTAGTGTGGGAAAAGAATCAGCCGACTGGTTTTTTAAATGCAAACCGAATGCCACTCAGATCACACGAGGATATTTGTGTTTTTTATAAAAAAACTCCTACATACAATCCACAAAAGTCTACTGGTAATCCCAGAAAGGTAAGCAAAGCAAACCATAAATTGAATTGTAAGGAAACGACAAATTATCAAAAATACAGTTTAACAACTTACGATAGCACAGAGAGGTATCCAAGATCTGTATTAAGGTTTCCAAAAGATGTCCAGAAATCAGCTGTACATCCTACGCAGAAGCCAGTTGCGCTTATTGAATACTTGATTAAATCTTATAGTAACCCAAACGACACAGTACTTGATATGTGCGCTGGAAGTATGACAACTGCTATCGCAGCTGTGAATACTGGCCGTCATTACATTTGTTTTGAAAAAGATCCTGATATTTTTTCAAATGGTGTAAAAAGATTTAATGAATCAACCAATGGAGGACATGGACAATGAAATTAAAAAGACTAATTGTTACCCTTGCAGCCGCAGTGATGCTTTCTGGTGCAGCCATTGGCTGTACAGAAGCCGATCAGGTAAGTTCTAATATCTCTAAGCAGGCGGACAACTTCAACGTGACTAGGAAGCTTACTGTTCTGAACGCAAGAACCGACACAGTTCTTCTGGAGCTGACTGGAACATTTGCATTAAAGAACAATACATCGAATGAACTTGAGGTTATCATCGAGACTGCCGAAGGCAAATATCAGAAAGACTACGTATATCTGAACGAATACACCATGTACGTGGTTGAAGATATCTCCGGTTCAGAGGTAGACAAGTACCATTATGAGATCAATTTCTTGCCTGAATGGGGACTCAAGGCAACTCACCACGAGTAAACTTTACATTTACATAGTAAACGCGTGTAATACATTCGATTTTAAAGGACCATAACAAGGATTTGAAAATGAACTTTGCTGTGATAAAGCTTGAAAAACCTAGAAATCTGTCGCCAAACACTTAGGAAAGGAGAAAAATCTTTATGACATACTAAGATGCCTTAAAAGCCTCAGAAAATGGTCAAAATGTAAGATTATGGACCGGTGAAGAGTATTTGCACCCAGAATATGTTAAGCAGACTCTTGACAACCTTTCAACTGTTCAAATATCTCATGAACGTTTAAGATCTTTGTTGAAAGCCTCAGTAAGTGATGATTGGGAAATTTATACAAAAGAAAGTCTGGAATGGGAAACTGGATATTATCGAAAGCGTTATGAACGCCTGAATCACATACAAAATGATTTTTTAAAAGATCTACTTGGCCGCGACCGCTATAACGATTATACAAATCAGTATTTCAGTGAGAGAATGATCGCTGTAGATGCATTCTACACTCTGTATAGCCTAAAACGCAACCAAAAAATACTTCTGTTTACAACTATTGTATTCTTAGCAACAACAATTATAGCCTTGATGGTTTGAAGGAGGATTCTATGGAAATTTTAACACCTACTTACACATATGAAGAACTTACAGGTGCTACACGCTTGCTGGAAAATATGTGTGATAATTGCATTAAAAAGGACACCGATACTTACGATGATCCAGACAGGAAAAGAAAATACGAAGCACTGAATATTGCGATTGATGCCATCAAAAAACTGCCAGTAAAAAAGAAGGCTATGCTTTCACAGCCAATGGCTGGCAAAACTGATGAGGAAATTGTTGCAACAAGAGAAAAGGCTGTTACAGCTTTAGAGACGAAGGGCTATGAAATCGTAAATACTCTTTTTACAGACGAGTGGTACAGCAACGAGTCAATGAAGGCACGCGGTGTTGTACAGATTCCACTCTGTTTCTTGGCAAAGTCTCTGGAGAACATGAGCCTGTGCCATGCTGCATATTTCTGTAAAGGATGGGAAAATGCTCGTGGATGCCGTATCGAACATGATGCAGCTGTTGCGTATGGGCTAGATATCATCTACGAAGAGGATTAAGCACCATGGATTCAAGAATAGCAATTTTCAACATGCAGGACGGAATCCCAATGAAACGCCGAAAATATCCTGAAATTTGGTATTGGGATAATGAACGGAAGACAATTATGATCAAATATCCTACAGGGCATACAGACGAAAAGCTTTTCGCAATGAATGACCAAGATCATATTGATTATGTATTTGAGGCTTTATATGCAATTGACTGGTATCCAGCAGATGAAGCAGATCGTTCGAAATTGGGAGCATTCTACTTCTCAAGACCATTTTCTTTTAACCATGCTCTTTTTGCACTCAAAGACGGTTGCGAAATAACACGTAAAGCCTGGCATGAGAAAAAAATATATCTTAAACTTGTAGAAAATAGCAAAACAACTATTGCTCTTGTGTATCCAAATGGTACACAAATTGACTGGACACCTTCTGTTGAAGACATATTAGCAGAAGATTGGCTTTTTTACACTGAATGGAGGAAAATAAATGGTTAGAGTAGGTTCGGCGAGAATTGATGAGAATGGAAAAGTGATTGGCGGACAGGCAGGAGATCAGACAGGGCAGGAAGTAGCTGTAGAAGCATGGTATCGCCATGATAAGGGGTGGGTAGTTATCCGTGCTAAAGATGCAGCAGTGCGTGAGCGCATTGCACAGTGCATGGAAGCAGCGTGCGCAAATAATAATATCGGTTACGATCAGTCTACGTCTTGGGATTTGTACGACAAGGCTAAGCAGTACGGATGGGATTGCAGCAAGGTTAACACCCCAGTGGAGACAGACTGTAGCAGCCTTGTACGTGCATGCGTGGCATATGCTTTGCAGCGCGACATTCCGTGGTTTTCTACTGCCAACGAAGTTGAGGTTTTGGATGCTACAGATGAATTTGAAATCATCCGTGAGCCAAAATGTACAGAGTCCTCAGCATATCAGATGCGTGGAGATATTTTGTGTACAACTGTACAGGGACATACTGTAGTAGTACTGGACGATGGCTCTAAAGTGGAGTGCGAGATTATCTCAACTGGTAACACTACACTCTGCGGTACTGGCATAGGTACAGCAGTAGCAAAGCAGGCTATGCATGTACGCAATGGCGCCGACATTGGTGCAACGTCCCTTGCAGTAATCAAAAAAGATGTAGCCGTAGAAGTCCTTGATATCACAGCTTCTGGATGGTATAAGATTGTATGGCCGGGAGAGGCTTGCGGATATGCCTTTACAAAGGCAGGAAGCGGCTATTACAGCTATTCTCCAAATGCCAACGCACAAGTTATAAACTTAGGCGATAAAGTCCAATTTACGGGCAATAAACAGTATATGTCAGCATGGGCTGATAAGCCAATCACTGCAATTCCAGAAGTTGCAACTGTAACAAGTATTTGTGAGAGTGGCAAGCATCAGTATCACATCATAGGTGATAATGTCTATGGTTGGGTGAACAAAGAAGACATAGTAAGAAAATAAATTTAAAATGGCATAATCAAAATGGTGATTATGTAACAGCCAAAATGGAGGCTCTTCTTTAAGTGTTAGGAAAGGAGGAGCCTCTTTTTGTTAGAGTTAAGACAGCACAAAGAACGTGTGGAGAATATACAGCGCCAGATCATCATGCAGCCTACATACAGTCAGCTCAACACCTTATGTGGCGGAGCAAGACTGATTCTGCTTGATGCTAATGAGTTTATACGAAATCGCGATTTTAAGAATCTTGACGCGTATAGAGGGTATGGCGACCATGTAAATAGCTATGTCCGATGGTACTGCAACCGCAACAGAAAAGTAGAAGGTGACGAGTGGGACAAACTGTATTGGCAGACTTATCTGAATGGTGCACGAGCAAGAATATTCAATGATTATTTACTATTCTTAGAGCACAAGCGCGAACCTCGAAAGATGTTCTACAAGCCCAAAATTAAACAGTTTGAGAAGTTCCAGCTTATAGAGTCTTATCAAGGTATGCTTGATGATAAGTACGACATTCTGTGCATATCCATGCCACCTGGTACGGGCAAGGCACAGCCATTATATTCAAAGGTACTTACTCCGAACGGTTTTGTTCGGATGGGCGATTTAAAGGTTGGCGACAAAGTATTTGCTGCGAATGGCAATAAATCAACCGTAACCGGAATCTTTCCTCAAGGTTTGCGTAAAATTTACGAAATAACGCTTGAAAACGGTTATAAATGCAGAGCATCTGATAATCATTTATGGTTATCAATTTGCGAAACTTCACTTGGAGTTTCTGGATATCAAAAAGTTGTAGAGACTTCAAGGATGCTTTACAAACCAACTCGCTTTTACATACCTTGCATTTCTGGTGAAAACTTCAACCATTTTGAATACTGTAGAATAAAATCAATTAAATATGTCGGGCTTGATGAATGCCAGTGTATATATATTGATGATCCGTCACATTTATATGTCACTGACGATTATATTGTTACGCATAACACGACCCTGCTCAAGTTCTTCCATTCAGCCGTAATTGGTTGGTTTCCGGACGATTACAGCCTGTTCTATTCACACTCAGGCGATATTACGCGAATGTATTACGATGGTGTCTATCAAATGGTTGATGATGCACTTGAATACGCTTGGCACGATATCTTCCCAGACTTGAAAATCACATCTACAAATGCACTGATGCAACAATTCAATGTTGGAAAATATAAGCCATTTCCATCTTTGCAAACAACATCTGTAGGTGCGAAGAGTGCCGGAAAAGTTCGTGCAAGCAAATTTTTACTTACTGATGATATGATTGGTAGCCTAGAAGAAGCCTTGAACAAGAACTACCTCGACAAGATGTGGGGAGCTTATACTGTAGATGCATTGCAGCGAAAAACAGTTGATAGCAATAATAATCCTTGCAAAGAGATCATGCAAGCAACACGTTGGTCAACTCAAGATGTTATTGGAAGGCTGATAGATATATACGATGGAAACAACCGCGTAAGGGTTATTTCTATTCCTGCCACAGACCCGGAGACAGGCGACAGCAACTTTGACTATGCAATAGGTGGCTTTACAAAGGAGTTCTTTGCAAAGCAAGCGCTGTTGATGGATGATGTGTCATACAACTGCCTTTACATGCAACAGCCAGTCGAAAGAGAAGGACTGCTGTTTCCAGAAGAAAAAATCATGCGATACAAGGAACTTCCGACCTCAAAAATTGAACGTATCACTGCTCAAGCCGATACAAAATCAACAGGTACTGATTTCTTCGTTCTTCCAGTACTTATAAAGTACGAAGGAAAAGATTTGTATTACTGCGTAGACTGCGTGTGCAGCAGTTCTTCTGATTATGAAGCCCAGTATGAAAATTCCGCAAATCTCCTTGCTGACAACAAGGTTGAAGATTGCGAGTTTGAGGGTAATAGTGGTGGAGACCGTGTTTCTCTGGAAGTTGATAAACGTGTCCTTGAGAAAGGCTGGATTTGCAATATATCTTCCCGAATGACTGAAACAAACAAAGAAGCGAGAATATATCAGTGTTCGAACTGGATATTGCAGCACGTTGTCTTTAAAGACAAAAAACTTTATACACCAAAAGAGCCATATGGTGTAATGATGTCTCTTTTGGCTCAGTATTCCACCAGTGGAAAAAAGCAGCTTGATGATGTACCAGATACATTTGCAAACTTCGCATTACGCATACAGCGCAGAAAACCAAGACCAACAAGAATCATTAACAGCATCTATTAAGATTGGAGACATGTATGGATACAAAACACTATCTTTCGCAAATTAGTGTACTTGATCTTAAAATATCGAACAAGATCTATGAAAAAACACAGTTAAAGAATATGCTTTGTTCAGTTCCGAGTTGTGTAAAAGATGTCAATGTGCAAACTGGACATGCCACAGACAAGACTGCATCTACGATTTGCAAGTTGGTAGATATGGAACGCGAAATTGATTCAATGATTGATTCTTTTGTGGATTTAAAATCTAAAATCATTGTTCAAATGGAGCAGCTTGAGTTCAAGTATTATAATATACTGTTCAAACGTTACGTTGCACAGCAACAATGGTGCGAAATAGTAGATGAGTTACATTTTACGCAGCGGCATGTTTTTAAACTCCACAAAGAAGCATTAAACGAATTTGAGAAAAAGTTCGGGAGTGAATATCTGAACCAATAAAAAATAGCAGGAGAAGCAAAATTCTCCTGCTATTGATGTTTCAGCAACTTTGATTTTCCTGAAATTCCTTTAAATCACTTTTCAACTTGTCCATAATCTTGCCTGTATAATTGTTATTCTTACGCTCTGTAAAGTTTTGAAATGCCTGTGTCCCCCTTGCAACCGCCTGTGATTTCTGATTTCCTTCCTGCGGTGGCTTTGATGCTATATCTTCCTGCATGAGTTTTCGCAAATACGAAAAGCGACTACGGATGCGCTTCTGTTCATTCCTGCGTTTAATCTCTGCTGCCTTCTGTGCCATATACTGGTAGTAAACCTTTTCCAGATCTTCCTTCTGACAGCTAGGCAACTTATGAGTTGGCACTGTTACGAGCAATGTTTGAAGCTCGTCCAATTGTGCCTGTGATAACTTCCATTCTTTCAATGCAGCTTCCCACATCGGGCGATCTGGCTCCCCTTCCTTCGGCACTGGCGCTTCTGGAACTTGCACTTCCAATATAGGTAATGTTTCGACTTCAAATCTTATACCAACTACCGTTCGCCCTTTCTTAATGGGTTCATATGTATACCGGCATTCAGTTTTTTCATCCATTTCTTTCTGAACACGTTTCAATATCTTTTGATTGAAAAACTTGTATTCTTTATACAATTCCTCTTTATCACAATCAAGTATTTGCCTTAATTCATCAAGCTGCACTTCCCAACTTTTTCGAAAACGGTTTTGCTCAAGATACGTAAACATGATATAAGTATAACGGCTTGTGAGTAATGTTATGCAGCGCAGCTTATACCGAAGATATCCGAGGTTTTCAATATTAAAAAAATACTTCATTGCTTTTTGAGAACACTCTAGCTTTACTTGCCACAGACCGTAATCATCTTGATCTGCCGTTGCTTCTTCAAATAACGTCACCAATCTAAAACCTTGTTTTTCACTATCATCTTGCACTTCTATTACATTTCCCATAAGATGTTTTAATCTTGCCTTGAGGTCTTGATTGTTGATTTTTTTTACTCCTAAAATTTTTTCAAGTTCGCCTTTCTCGAAAACAACCGTTCTCCTGTCTGGCTTGTGACTGTCTATTCGTGATAAATAAGTGTCAAGTATCTTAAATTCTGCAAGCGATAGCTCGGAACGCCACAAGGAAAACAGCGGTAAACTTTTTTGAACAGTAAGTTTGTCTCCATTTCCTAAACTGGTTATTGGCCCAATCTTTTTTCTAGCCATGTGTAAAACCTCTCTTTCTCTACTTTTATGTTTATTATAGCACCATAAGTTACCATTGTAAATATAAAATTGTTACCTTTTTATATTTTATGGAATTTCTTGGTTACTCATGTGGAATTTCTTGGTTACTCATGTGGAATTTCTTGGTTACTCATGTGGAATTTCTTGGTTACTCATGTGGAATTTCTTGGTTACCTATGCATATCAAAAAGCTAGTATTTACGCGGCTTTCAAAGCTCCAGTAATCAAGAGAGTAATCAGGAGAGTAATCAAGAGAGTAATCAAGCTATCAATCAAGGAAAGCATTGGTAGGCAGATAAAAACAATTCAATATTAACTATGACATTTTAATTGGAATTTCATGGTTACCTATAACACTAAAACCTATCATTTAATATCACTAAATGACACAAGATACCATCTTGAATACATGTTATTACTATGATACTCTCAACAATAGAAAAGTATGAAATAAAGTTAATTGCGCCTTACATATGTATGGCGCTTTTTTATTACCCAAAAAGGAGATAACTATGTTAACGATTAGAAGCAAGAGTATATCGCTGTCAGGAGACAGCACAGTAAATGATCAATTGATTTTTGCGTTTCAGGCAAAAATCAATTCAAACAATCCTAAAGAGGTACAGTTTAGCAACTGGATAAACAACCATGAGTTATACAAGCAGAACCGGAAGGAATGCAATTCCGATTACGAGTCTTTCCAGGACGAAGTATACAAATTGCAAGACTCGATGCTGCCGTCAGCTGAAACGCTATGAGTAGCCAGATAATTACATGCCCCAATTGTGGAAGGATTATTTTCCGCTATGACAAGAAAGCGACAAACGCTTTTGAAGTGCAATGTAGGAAATGTGAGCAAATGACTTGCATTCTTACACAGGACGGTATTGTGCAGTCAGTTAAGCCTATAAAAAAGATACAAGCCAAAAGTAGCAGCGGCAAAAGATTCTATTAAGAAAGGAGGGCGAACAGAATGTGGATGCTAAAGGGACGTCAAAAGATATATACGGACGCAAAAGAAATCACTGCCGACAACATAATCAAAGAATTGTCAAAAGCATATGAGAAGCATAAATTTAATCGGTTAGAGATGCAATATCTTATAGATTTTGAAGCCGGCGATCAACCACTGGACAGACCCAAAATTGTTCGCCCTGAGATCAATATTAAAGTAACTGATAATGCCGCAAACTACATCACTGATTTCAAAATGGCGTATTTCTGGGGAACGCCAGCAATGCTGATACAGCGATCCGACAAAGACGCACACAAAACACCAGCAGGCTTAGACGATGAAGGAATATCTGCACTTAACGAAATGCTTACAAATGCTTGCGACATAGGTTACAAGAATCAGGAGCTTGGCAATTTTGTTGAAAAAGTAGGTGTAGGATATCGACTTGTTGACATCAAAACTGAATTTGAAGAAGATGACGAAGCCCTTGTGGATATATATACGCTAGACCCAAGATATGCTTTTTGCGTATATAGCAATGATGCCAAACAAAAGAAGCTAATGGGAGTAACATACAGAACGGACAATGGTGAACAATATTTTACGTGCTTTACTCCCAAGATGCGCTTTGAAGTCTCAAAAGGCAAAATTGTTAAAAAATCATTAAATCCACTCAAAAAAATTGCGATAGTTGAATACGAGAGATCTGTTGACAGAACAGGCTGCTTCGAGAGGCAGATATCAGATTGTATCGAACTTAACACACTAGTCTCTGATTTTGCAAACCTTACAGCACAGCAAACTCAGGAGATATGGTGGGGCAATGATGTTGATTTTCCAGTTGACCCCAAAACCAAGAAACCTATAGAAGTGAAGTCGGGGCAATGGGTACTTACTAGCACAACACCAGATGGAAAGACACCGCAAATCAAGGCACTATCTAATGCATTTGATACAAACGCAACATTAACAGCGATAGATACACGCTGGCGAAGAATTTTACAAAAATGCAAAGTACCTACACAACAAGATTCAGAAGGTGGTGGTTCTACAGGAACAGCAATGGATATGTCTAGTGGATGGAGTGCAGCTGAGATTGACGCTGTGCGTGAGGAACAGATTGTGAGCAAGGCACAAAGAGAGGAGCTTAAACTTATCATAAAAGTACTCCAATTAACTCCATCAAATGTGCTTAAAGACGATGATCCAATCAAAAGAGTACATGTTGGAGACATCAATTTCCACTTCTCAAGAAGAAAGAACTATGACATGTCTGTTAAAGCGAATGCTTTATCAACCCTTATTAAGACTGGTGTACATGGTAGACACGCACTTAAATTTATTGACGGTTTTGAAGACACCGAGGCTACATGGAACGACAGCAAGGAAATGATAGAAGCAGTACAAAGGGCTGCTGCATCAAGTGGAACCGCAGCAGCGGAAGACAGCGAACCAACTGATAGGCAAATAGATCAGTTGGAAACAAGTCCTATAACTGGGAAAGTATAAGGTGATGATATGGCACAGATATTTGGTTTTGATGAAATCGAAAAGATACGGTCCATGCCATACAATAAATTTTTTGGTGAAATGGGAATCACAAAAAAGCAAAAACAAGAACGCATTGAATTTTCAAATGAAATTGAAGATGATATGCGTTTTTTAATTTTACTCATCCTGATTATGAAAGAGACAGGTAGAGTTGATGTCAAGAAAGCAGCAGAACAATTTGAAGCAAAATTGTTGAAATGGATTGCACGATATATTGATCTTGACAGTGAGACAAAGGTTTATATATCAGATTTTTGTTTATCCACAGCACAGGTAACGGCGGATCATGTGAACGAAAAATATTATGTCTCAGAAGATCGAATACGCCTGATAAGTGAAAACACAGCCCTTGATTTTTTGAATCATAAAGACTTCAAAGAGGCAACCAGAAATAAAACATACAAAACATGGAACACAATTATAGACGGAAAAGAACGTGAAACACACCACAAGGAAGATCAAACGACTATACCAATAAACAACTACTTTTTAGTAGGCAAAGCACTTATGCGGTATCCACATGATATGGCAGTTGCTTTTACTAACCCGGAGGAAGTAATCAATTGTCGCTGCTGGGTGACGTACTCTTAATTTATGCAAAGAACAGGCTCTTTAAACGAAGGTTTGAAGGGCTTTTTGTTTGCACAAAATTAGGGCAAACAAGTCGGAGACGGACTTTAAGGAGCAAAACAGCTCAGAGAAGAGCTTAATAATCGCACAAATCAAAGCGGAGAGAACCGCACAAACGCAGAAAGGAATGAATCTATGAAGACTCAGCCGATTTTCAGAACATTTGAACGCAATGCCACCAAGAGAAAATTAAACCTGCAGCTTTTTGCAGAGCCGACACCGGAGGTTGAAACTCATGAAGAGCCAAAGGGATCAGGTGATGATCACGAATCGGAAACTGATGTTGATGTATTAAGGGTGCAGCTTGCACAGGCAAACGCACAAATTGCGAAACTCACAAACAAAGCTGATGCACTTGCATCTGAGAACGCAGCCAAAACAAAGCAACTCAGAGAAAAAATGACTGCTCAAGAGCAAGAAGCAGAAGCAAAGAAAGAAGCAGAAGCCGAGAGGGACAAGCAGTTCAAGGCGATGCAGCGTGAGCTTACGATCATGAAATCTACCAATACGTACATGGACACTTTGGAAATGTCTAAGGAAGTAGCACAGCAGTACGCCGAGGCAAGAGCTGACGGAGATGGAGATAAGGAAAACGAAATCTTGAGGCAGCACATGAAAACGCTCAAATCAAAGATGATGCAGGAGTTTCTGGCGGAGCGCGGCGAAGTCAATGCCGGCCATGGAGACAGTCACGAGAGTAAGGCTGTTGAACTCATGAAGTCACTACCGACGTATTCAACAGAGGTCGACGAAAGTGTTTTGAAGCAATACATGTAAAGAAAGGAAGTAAGAAATGGCAAGAGGAGACATGAGATATGCAACAACCGAGATACGTCCATCCGGTGCAGAGATCTTAAACAGAGAGGTGTTCGAAGGAGTGCCAATGACTATTGATTTTACGGATGTCAGCACTACTGATAGTGATACCGGAGAGAAGGTTGTAAAGGCAGGGAGTGTAATTAGTGGAACAGGAACAGTAGTTGCAGCAACACCATGGACAGGCGGAGCTGGAATCTTGCTTTTTGATGTGTATGAGCATCGGCCACAAGGAACGATTCTTAAAAAGGCATACATTAACAAGTCAAGAGCAGAACAGAATGCAGGAATCACTTATGATGCAGACTTAACTAAGATCCTGCCTATGATCGTGGTTGAGTAAAAAAAGGAGGAGCAATGGCAGTTTTAATTACAGATATTTATGATTCACAGGCAGTTGCCGTAAGACGTACACAAGATCCAAGTAATGCCATGGGCTTTGTCGGAAAGGCTTTTTTTCCAAACAGAAAGAAGCTGGGCTTGTCATTAAAATGGATTAAGACACACAAAGGCTTAAACGCCATCTTAAAGCCAAGTAATTTTGACGCAATTCCGATGATCAGAGCCCGTGAGGGATTTAAGCAGGAGTCTACAGAGATGATCTTTTTCCGTGAGAGTATGACTGTACGAGAGGAAGATTTAATGCGACTTATGGAGATCGAAGACGCTAATAGTCCATTCATCGGAGACATTATATCATCAATTTACAATGATGCTGCAAGGCTTATTGATGGCGCAGAAATCGCCGCCGAAGTAATGCGAATGGCACTGCTTGCACCAAAGGACGGAAAACCATCTATCGCAATAGGAACTGGGGAGCAAGAGAGTGACAATATGGTTTATGGCTACGATTACGATGGCGATGGAACATATAAGCAAAAGCATTATTTAAAAATTCAAGGCACTGATACGTGGGACCATCCTGACACGGCGAAGCCGTTAAAAGACGTTCAGCAGGGTACTAAATATTTAAAATCAATCGGAGTACTTCCTCGCTATGCGATGATGAACAGTACTACCTTTGACTACCTCGTTGAGAACGAGCAGATCAAGAACGCTTTAATCACTTCTTCTGGCAAGACGGTTGATTTTACCGATGAAGCAACCGTTAAGGAGATTTTTACACGAAAGACAGGTCTGACGCCTATCATTTATGACAAGATGTACATTGACTACAAGGGAGAGACTCAAAAGTTCTACCCGGATGACAAAGTAACCATAATCGGCGCAGGAACACTGGGATCAACATATTATGGTGTAACACCAGAAGAGCGCACATTGATGTCAAATAAAAATGTGGATGTTGCCATGCTTGACAACCGCATTGCAATTGCGATCAAAACCGAGCAGGGGCCGCCTATTAAGACTACAACTAGCGTATCACAGATTGTGCTTCCATCATATGAGGGCATCGACAGCACATTTGTAATTGACGTCAAATAATGAAATTCGATCACATGATCAAGCTTAACGGAATCTACTATGCAGCTGGCGAAGACGTCCCAATGGAAGAGAAAAAAGATGCCCCAGAGATTGAAATTCCAGAGTTGCAAGTTGACGATGAACCGAAGCGAAGAGGCAAGAAACCAAAAGCTGTTTGATGGAGGTGAGAAAGTATGAGTTATACAGACAACCTTGCAGACGAGCTTTTTTTTGATTTGCAAGTTGAGCTTTCGAATGATGAAGAAGGCGGCAGCTTTTCGGAATCACTACTCAAGCAAAAAATCAAAAGCGCAATCAGAGAGGTCAGGGACAAAAGAAGATATCCACTTGGATACACGGACGGAATGATTGCACAAGATTTAGACAGGTACTATAGCCAGATTCGCAATTTGGCTTTGTACGATTATAACTCGATTGGCTTTGAGGGCGAGAGTCAGCACAGTGAGGATTCCATTCAGCGAACAATGGTGGATAGAAATACATTGTTTGCTGGAATTATACCGTTAGCAACAATCTAAGAAGGATGTTCGCCAGTGTGTTTGCGATGCTTGCGAATACGCTGGCAGGGTGCGCATTAAAGCGGCGGTGGGCAATGCGCAAAAATATAAGCAGGAGATATAAAGATGCAAGAGATTTTATTACAAACATACATAATCATCCTTCCAATTGCTTTGGGATACATTGTTTGGCTTCTGCAGCAACAGAAGAAAGATAAGAACGCGAATAAGAGAGGAACCATGCTGTTATTGCGTGTGCAGCTGATCAAGTATCACGAAGAATACATACGGATGGGGGAGATACCACCCGATGCTTATCAGACCTTCGAAGAAATGTATGAAGCCTATCGTGATTTAAACGGAAACGGCATGGCCGAAAAGTTGTATGAAGAAATTAAAGAGCTACATATCAAGAGTGGAGGAGGTAAATAGAATGGACATATCAAGTATGACTACCGTGATTGCAATTGTGGTTATTTGCTATTTAATTGGGCTTGCAGCCAAGACAATTCCAGCAGTCAAGGATAATTACATTCCGGTAATTGTGGGCGCTTTTGGCGGCATTCTGGGGGTTTTAGGAATGTATGTCATACCAGACTTCCCGGCGCAGGATATTCTAAATGCAATTGCTGTCGGCATTGTATCAGGATTGTCTAGCACTGGTGTCAATCAGGTATACAAGCAGCTAAAAGATGGCACGGACAAGTAGAAGAAATCGGCAGCAGATGTGGTATTCGTACCAGGTTGGGAAAGTACCAGGATATCTGAGAGATGAAAACGGTGACATTCAGTACGAGAGTTACGTTGGAGCTGATGGCGAGGTGTATTTTTATACCGATGACGAAGGTAAAAAAATCCCGAAGGAAAGCGGTGAGACGGAAGTACTTTATAGCAATCCTGTAAAGTTTTGGGGAACAATCACATCGCAGCTAAAAAACGCCGTCATGCGAGCATGGGGCAGTGACAGCACAAACAATTATGCTACGCTCATCTTAGCCAAACATGCAAAAGACTCTTACGGAAATGAACTTAGTTTGCCGTTTGGAGCAAGAATTTGGCTACACTCAGAAATCAAAACGAAACCAAACGGATCGCCGGATGAAAATTCTGCCGACTATCAAGTGAGTGGAATCATGAATGAAGCGCTGAATGAAACGTCTTACTATCTGCAGGTATTGCAGCAAAGCGAGGAAAAAACATAATGGCAAAGGCTTTGGAAATAAAGGCGAGTGGAGTAGATGAAGCCATAAGGATGTTGGAACGTTACCAGAAAACGTTTCAAACACGAGTAGAGCTTTTCATGAAGAAGCTTACTGATTATGGAGTTGAAAAAGCAACAGAAGAAGTCTTGGTGATGGATGCAGTATTTACTGGTGAACTTGTGAATAGCATTCATTCAACCGAGATAGAGAGCAACGCAGAGCGAGTTATCTTTGCAGTAGAAGCCGATTCAGAACATGCTATTTATGTAGAAATGGGAACAGGAATCATAGGTGCTACTACTCCGTATCCAGGCAAGCTACCAGCTATTTATGCGCAAGGAAAAACGATTAGAAAAACGGCGGATGGTAGATACGGTTGGTATTATCTGGGTGGAGATGGCAAGTGGTACTTTACGGAAGGTATGCCGTCAAGACCATTTATGTATCATGCCTCAACACAAATGAGACATGATATTGAAAAAATTGCAAGGGAGGTGTTTGGATAATGGCTCAAAATCAATGGGTCATCGACCTTGAGAGCAAGGTATTATCCCTTGTGAAAGGCAAGACATACAACAAGCTAAAGAAAAGATATCCACAAATAATGTACACCACCTCGAGCATAAGCAATGATTCGCAACGCAACTTTCCGTGCGTGTATGTTCATCAGTTGGGAGGAAGTGAGGTAAATTCCGATCTGGAACGCACAAGAATCAACACTATAGTGGCAGGATTCCAAATCGAAGTGTATAGCAACACATCACAGTTAGACTGCAAAACTATAATGGCAGAAATTATGGACTGTCTAAAAAAACTTATGTTTGATGTAAAAATGTCGCCATATGCTGACAATCAATCACCGATATATCGCTATGTAGCACGTTTTGAAAGGACATTTGATTGGGATGATATTTTTTAAGCTCCATCGGTAAGATGGGGCTTTTTTAGTAGGAGGAATGCAAAAATGGCAACAGGCTTAAAAAGTAGGATTATTTACAGAGAGAAAACAAAGGAAGAAGGCACAGCCGATTACTGGGCAGGCGAATATAAGCTCTTGATCAGGGCAAAGTCAATTCCATCACCTATTGGCAGTGTTAACATGGTTGACACATCAACCTTGGAAGACTTGATGGAAACTCAGGAACAGGGAAGAAGAGCGGCTGCATCAATGGAAGTACCAGGCGCATTTGAAAAAAAATACAAAGATGAGCTTGTAAAAAGCGAAGGAAAGCAATTAGATATCTGTATTCTTTACGGTACAGACGGAAAAGGCTCAGAAGGAATTGCAGCATTTATAGGAACAGAGTCTTTTGCACCAGATGAAGCAACAGAAGATCACCTTACAGGAACAGTAACAATTGCCACAGTAACCAATCCGAGATGGATCGAAGATAGTTATACCGTATCTGTAACAGAAGATGAGAATGGTTATCCAACATCAATTACACTGGCAAAAAAAGAAATGTAACAGCTATATTCGGGAAGCGTGAGCTTCCCGTTTTTTGTTTAAAGGAGAATGAATTATGAAATTTATGAATTACGAAATCAAGTTTGGAATCGAAGCAACTACAAAGAGCGGAATTTTAAAGAAAATCAAAGAAGTTCAACAGTCCGGTGACGATTTTGTTGATGAGATTGAAATGACACTTAATATGCTTCCGGAGTTTTTACTCGTGGGACTGCAAAAAAGACATAAAGACGAGTTTGGGTATGATTACAACACGAATGAGGGCAAGGAAGAAGCAACAGCAAAGGTATGCGAATTGATTGATGAGTATACCGATCAGGAAGATTCAAGTATTAGGGAGCTGTTTGAAGAGCTGCTAAAAGAGGTGATGCAGAATGGTTTTTTCAAGAAGGAAGTCCAACAGATGAAAGCGGAGAAGGAAGCGAAAGAGCAAAAAACAGAGTAATAGATCCAATTGATTATTACGATGAAAAGCTGCTTCCGTATTTTTTATGTGTTACGCAACAATACGGCTTTACTGCTGAAAAAATAGGCGATATGTGTCCGTGCGAGTTAAAACCATATGAACTTGCTTACAAGCTGCATCAGCAGCAAGTCGATATGCAAAACCACATGCTTGGCAGATATGTGAGAATGTCTATCTTATCAACACTGGGTAACAGTCAGTGGTTCAAAGGTAAGCATACACCACCGTTTGAATATCCAGATATGCCTTTCTTACAACAGGAGACAAAGAAAAGCGAAAACTGTAATGCAGAATCCAACGAGGAAATCGCAGTGTACGAGATGAAGCAAAGAATCAGGCAGCTTGAAAAGCAAGGCTTGCCAGAGAGCCCGATCTAAGGGAGGAGGGATAAAATGAGTGAGGTAAATATTGATTCAATACGGATTGAAGCTAAAACAAATATCAAAGAAGCTATATTTGATATTGAAGCATTGAAACAATCCCTAACCGGATTGGGCGACAACAAAAGCGGAATTGACCGCTACTCAACATCTGTAAATGGATTAACGCAAAGATTAACGCGACTGACAGGGATAACCAACAAGACAGGAATTGCAGCAGTCGAAAAAAGTGTAAGAGAACTGGCGGAAGCATCTATTAAGCTTAACAACCTACAACTTAACGAAAAGAAGGGTTCAATTTTTTCTGAGGATACATGGAAAAGAGCCATGGGGAACGTGGAAAGTGCGATGGAAAACGTAAAAAATACCATCGCACAGAACGTTAAGGAAATTAGGCAGCTAGACGGTGTTGAAAAGGCTTTTGATAACTATATCAAAAAAGCTCAAAATATAAAGATCCCAATTGGCGTAAAGAACGATTTAAATACAGACAGGGAATTTGCAAACTTGCGAAGTATACTTGGCAAGAATTTCTCTACAACAAATAGCGGTACGGACTTTGTGACATTCATAGACGATATGAACAAGTCAATAAACACCACATTTGATACTACAAAAAACGCAACAGATCTGTTCAGGGACGTAGTAGAGCGTTTGAGAGATATACGCAAGGAAGCTGTAATGACATCACAAGATGTCATTAAAAACGGTTTAATTCCGGTACAGGAGATTGAGTCCGAACTATCAAAGTTTGCTGCAAAAGACATACCTAACCTTAGTGAGAAGTATGGAATAACTGAAAACGATGTTTATGGTGGCAAAAAGCTATCGGAAAATAGTGAAACAGAAAGCGTAAAAGAAGTTACAAGCGCCATCGGGCAGAAGACTAGGGCATTTGAAAAAGAACAGCAGACTGTAACCGATGTTGTGAACAGCGAAATGAAAGACCTTATCAATTTAAGGTCAACCATCGAATCTGTTACGAACGCTGTAGGGGATGGAAAAGGTCTGGCAGGAGCATTCAAGGGGCTTAAAGAACTTGGCTTGGGTGAACTGGCTTCTTTGAAAAACATTGACTTTTCTGGAATTGCAAAGCTGAACATAAAAGCATTACAGGAAACAATAAAACAGACTACCGATATTAAAAACAGTGCAAGCAAAACAATAAGAGAATTAGTACATGATTCTGAATTGAAATATGCACTAGGATCTAGCAGCCCAGAACGCTTAATTGCTAAGACAACTGCAAAAGGAAATGAAATCAATATTCCTACAAAACTAAGCGAAATACAGTCTTTGTATCAAAAGCTAATAAATTACAAAGGCGAGCTTATTAAATCTATTAACGAAACATGGAATAACAACAACGAAAGTCTCGATGTAGCTATTGACAAAATTTTAAAATACCGTGAACAGCTTGCACAAACAAGGTCCTCGATCAAACAGGTTGGAGAAGTACTAGAAGCTGTACGCAATGGAACTGACATTACAAAAGGTGAACAGTGGTTAGCAGAATATAATTCATTTCTAGGGGATATGCAGGACTATAGAACTAAAATTTTGCAAGAATCACTAGAAATGTTGCAAACAGAACAAAAGAATTCACCAAAATTAAATTTGATGGAATCACTATCGGATTTAGGCACTGCAACTGATTCTGTTGAACAAAAGCTATCAGAATTATTTGATATGTTGCAATCACTCCCGTCTTCGACAGATAGGGTTGGCTCACAGGCCAGAACTATGATTGTACAATCAGCACAGCAATTAGGAATTGCAACCGAAAGCATAGAAAATGCACTGTCAACATTGCATGGAACCCTCAGAGAATATAGTACCGCAAGTGAAACTTCTGCACCAATAGATGATTTAAACAATCATGTAAATTTGGTTGAGCAAAGCTTGTCTGCATTGGATTCTGCTCTGCAATTAACACAGAATGAGGTTAGAGCATTTGCGCAAACTGGTCAATTGTCAGAAACAGCATTGCAAGCATTGTCAAATGCATCGCAAACGTCTGACATGGTTATTGACCATATGAGCTCTAGCATAAGTGAGCTTACAGGAAACTTAGGTTTTTACAGGCAATCGCTTGAACAAGCTTCACAAGAGCCACCAATATTTAGAGACATACCAGAGGATATCAACAGATTGAACCGAAACATGCAAAAATTGCCACTTAGCCTATCCCAGTTAAAATCAGATATAAGTGATTTGGCAGGCATCATGGGTGGATTTGTAGGAAAGGCGATATCTGTTGCAGGTGCAATTGGCAAAATAGGATCTTTTGCAACAAAAGTAAACAAGCAGATATTGTCGTTCACAAAAGACTTTGCAAAGCTATCATGGGAGTTTTTGAATTTTGGTTCAAGCAAAAACGCATTATCTGGGCTAAAGAGTCCATTTGGCCAGTCCTCAGCTAGCCTTGGGGATTTTAACAAAAAATTAAAGCACGGAATTACAACTGTGCTGCGCTACGGTTTTGGAATCCGGTCTTTGTACGTACTGTTTAACAAGCTACGATCAGGAATCAAGGACGGAATCAACAACCTTGTTATGTTTAGCGATAGGGCAAATAAGAGTTTGTCGTTGCTGACATCTGACATGTCATATGTTGGAAATAGTGTGGCTGCGGCATTTGAACCAATACTGAATATTATTGCACCAGTTATTGACCAAATTGTAGATTATGCAGTTGCAGGAATCAATGCCGTAGGTGCTTTCATAGCATCAATAACAGGGCAAACATCATACACGGTAGCCGTAAAAAACATCAAAGACTATCGCGACAGTTTAAACGGCACAGCATCTGCAGGAGATGCAGCAAGTGACGCAACTGATAAGTTAAAAGACAAGACCGATGAGTTAAAGCGTGAGTTAATGGGATTTGATGAAATTGAAAAATTTTCGGAAGATCTCGATAACGCAGCTAACAGCGGTTCAGGAAGTGGAAGTGGTTCTGGAAACGGCTCAGGAACGGAAGATCCTATACTTTTTACAAAAAAGGATATACCAGGAGCAGTATCTAACTTTGCAGATCTCGTAAAGGATGCTTGGGCGAAATCTGATTTTACTGACATCGGCAAAATAGTTGGAACGAAACTCCGTGACGCACTTGATTCCATTGACTGGGAGCCAATCAAGGAGCAGGCAAGCAAAATTGCCAAAGTCACAGGAACATTTATAAATGGCTTCTTTGAGACGGAAGGCCTTGATAAGAGCGTTGGAAGAACGCTTGGAGAAGCAGTCAACACAGCTGTAGGTGCAATCAATACCTTTGTTGACACAACTCACTGGACATCAATTGGCGAATTTATGTCAGGTGGGCTTAGAAGTGCGATAGCTACTATTGATTGGGATGGCCTCGGAAAGACTCTGAATGCCAAATACAAGGCTTTGTGGAGCTTCCTTGATGGATTTGTAGTAGATATGTCTAAAATCAATTTTAGCGGCACTACAGGGTGGCAGGAAGCAGGTAATGCACTCGCAAGTACAATCAATAGCATTTTTGCAGATAGAGACTACACAAAAACTGGACAAACTATTGCAGTTGGAATCAATGGAATCACATCTGCGCTAACAACAGGAATAGAAGGAATTGATTTTAATTCGATATCCAAAAATTTTTCAAACGGAATCAACAGCGTATTTTACAAGGTAGATTGGCAAGCAATCGGCACAATGCTATCCGATGGAATAAATACAGCAACTTCATCATTGCTGACTTTCTCGGTAACGGTTGACTGGAAAAGAATAGGCTCAGAGCTTGCAAGTTCTGCAAATACTTTTTTGGCTAAGACTGATTTTAGCCAAGCAGGAAAAGCGCTAGGCCAGGCATTTAAAGGTGCACTATCCGCAATTAACGAGTTTGCAGCAACATTTAACTGGCGCAGCCTAGGAATTGACATCAACAATTTTATCAAAGGGATAAACTGGATGGGTATTTTAAAGACCTCCGCAAATGTAGTTGCAAATACATTCTTTGGATTGTTTGAAACTGCTTGGGCGGCTGTTTTTGGTGGACCCGATACAAAGTATACAGCTATCGCAGACAATCTGAATAAAGCGCTTTCAAAACTTAAAATCGAATGGCCAGCAATGGAACAGGAAGAAATTGAGAAATTTGAAAACGTTTCCATAATTGTTGATAAGTTCCTTGAACTGAATGAGAAGTTGAAAAAGAACGGAAGTCTATCCGAGACAGACATGTCACTATTTAAAACCTACTATGACCAAATTGTAGAGTATGCACCGCAAGCCGCAAAACTAATAGGTGAAGTGGGAACAGCTTATGAAGGCACAGATCAGGCTTTAAAAGCATTGATAGCAAGCCAAAAGAATGCGGCTATTGCAGAAGGCTTTAAAACTGCAATGTCAGACGCGGCTAAAGTTATGGCTGATTCAGCTATTGCTCTTAATGGTGCAGTAGATGAACTTGTAAGTAGTGTAATCACAAATAAGGACAGCGTGTTCTCGTACTGGAATCAGTTAATGGGCGGAAATGGCACAATGGCAGAAATGACAAAAACCATGGATAGCCTGTTCAAAAAAATGCGCGAAGGAAAATACGATGTCGATAGCTTGCAAGGATCAGAAGCAATTTTAGCTCATGCGATAGGCTTAACAAGCAACAGTCTGCAAGAGAAAATGCTAAACGTGGATAGGTTAACAACCACTTTGAACAAGTCAGAAACAGAGCTTGACAAAATGAGCGAAGCTTCAACCAGATACTCAGCCGAGATTGATACAGCAAGCATAAAGACAGAATCATTTGGCACCAACCTTGGAAAAATAAAATTCACAGGTGTTTGGAAATCTTTAAAAGATGAATTGAAAAATACGTTAGATGATGTAACAGAAACACTTAAACGTGATGATTTTACGTTAGGAATCAGCAATACCTTAACTGACATGTTTGATCAGAAATTTAAAGTGAATTTAAAGGCAGGATCACTTGATACCAGTGAGCTTACCCAAAAAGACAAGACAATCCAAGGTGCATCAGCAAATGTTGTGAGTGCTAAAAATGCACTTCCAGACTATGCAAAAAAGCTTGATTTGGTAGCAAATTTGACAAGCAAACAAGATTCAATTGCCGATAGAGTGATCAGCGGATTGACAGGTTGGATGACAGATTTCCAAAATAGAGTTCCAGAGAACAATCGTTGGTTCAGCGGATTGACAGGTTGGATGACAGATTTCCAGAACAGAGTTCCAGAGAACAATCGTTGGTTCAGCGGACTGACAGGTTGGATGACAGATTTCCAGAACAGAGTTCCAGAGAACAAACGTTGGTTCAGCGGATTAATAGTTTGGATGACATATCTTCGGGATCTACTTCTACACCACACAC